GGTAACATTATTGTTGTCCGTGACGGAAGTGGAAGCATGTACGGTGGTTGGGGTCTTGAAGTAAAACCTATTGAAATTGCTGATTCTATGGCGATTTATACTTCTGAACGTTTGACTGGTAAATTCAAAAACCATTTCATTACATTCAGTCGTCGTCCACAATTAGTTGACTTATCAAAGGTTAATACTTTGAAAGATAAACTTGATGTATTGTATCGTAATGGAGAAGTAGCAAACACTAACATGAATGCTACTATGCAACTAATTTATGATTCATCATTAGGTTTGCCAGTAGAAGAACAATTAGACACAATCTTAATCATTTCAGATATGCAATTCGATTATGGAGTAGACAATTGCTCTAAATCAGTAATGGATTCATGGAAAGATAAGTTTAGTGACGCTGGACTTAAATGGCCAGAAATTGTTTATTGGAATGTTAATCAATCAAAAGTTACATTCCCAACTTCTGAGTATGATAATGTTAAACTTGTTTCAGGTTTCTCAAAATCTGTACTAGAAGATGTTATGGCAAATGAAACAACTTCAGCTGCTGAATACATGATGAAAGTATTATCTCGTTATAATCCTTAAAATCACTAAAAACTGACCCTTAATTGGGTCTTTTTTTAGTTTTGGAATAATATAACTATGAAGAACTTTAATATTTTTGAAATATTGAATATTTCTCATTTAGAGATTAAACATTCAGATGTATTAGCTTACTTATTTAATAATAAAGAAAGTCACAATCTAAAAGATACTTTCTTAAAGGAATTTATTTATGAAGTTGAAGCTGCTTCAAATATTGATTTAAACTTAACTTTAGATGATAGTTATACTATTAAAAGAGAATATGCTATTCCAAAAGGTTTTGTTGACTTATTGCTCATATCCTATAAACATAAAACTATTATAGTAATAGAAAACAAAATCCAATCTAAAGAAAGAGATAATCAATTAAAAAAATATAAGGAACATTTTAAAGATAAAGGTGCTGGATATAAATTAGTATTTATTTATCTTACTATGAATGATGAAAAGGCTTCTGATGATGAATATATTTCCGTTAACTATACAATTGTAATTAAATCTTTAGAGAGAGTATTACGATATAAGAATTATTCAGAAAAGATTGAATATTTTTTAGAAGATTATTTAGCAGTCTTACTTAAAAAATATAAATTGAAATCTCCTGCTGATTTAACTAATTTTAGAAAACTAATAAATATAGAAAGAGGTAAAAATGGCTAATAAAGAAACTTACTCAGCTAAACATATTACAGCTTTATCTCCACGTAACCACTTGATTAAGAGAATTAACTTGACATTCTCACAAGAGCTAGGTGATGAAAGCTATCCATTCTCAAGTCAAAAATCCGTAGCTATTCGTGAATATTTAGATAACTCTGTTGGTGAGTTAATCCGTAAATTCGGTGACCGTATGAGAATCCACTTCTATAAAGACGGTGCTATTTCTGTTCAAGATAATGGTCGTGGACTTCCAACCGATACTACTAAAAATGCACATGGCGAAGAAGTTAGTGGATTTATCATTACATTGGGAACTTTACAATCTGGTGAACAATTAGGTAAGTCAGATGATGATAGTAAAACAACTTCTACTAACGGGTTAGGAGCAGCCGCTTCTACAATGTTAAGTAAACGTGTTGACATTACTGTTTATAAAAATAAAAAGAAATATACTTTGTCATTCAAAGACGGTGACCCTGGTTACTTTGATGGTGATGGTGTAGATGCAAAATTCACTGAATTAAAAGATTTAACTTACATTAAAGAAGAAAAAGACGATAGACCTGCTGAAGAAAAGAAATTATTTACTCAAGGAACAACAGTAAAATCTTGGCTGAATAATGAAGTCTTTTCATCACCTTATCCAGTTGATGTGGATGATTTAATTCTCCGTATGAAAGGTGTAGCATTCCTATTACCAGGTGTTACTATCGAAATCGTAAACGAACATAGAGTAATGGAAGATGGCTCTTGTCAGCATGAAGTTTTCCACTTTGAAGATGGTATTCCTCAATTAGTAGAATACAATCAAAAAGGAACTCCAATTACTCCTATCTATAAATTTGAAACTAAAGGAAGCTATGTTGAAAAGAACGTAGCAACTCAAGACCCTAAAACTAAAAAAATGGTTTCAAAAGATGTAGAAAGAACTGCTGACATTGAATTAGCATTCGGTTATGATAATGACTATGATTACTCTATTGATTCTTATGTGAATACAATTAGAACTCGTTTAGGTGGGGTTCATGTTGAAGCATTTGAAGAAGCAATTACTGCAGCCTTTAATGAGAAACTTTCTTCTATGAAAGGTATGTTAACTGCTAAAGACCCAGTACCTACGATTGATGATTATAAAGAAGGCTTAACTGCTGTACTTTCTCTATATATTTCAGAACCACAATATACTTCACAAATTAAAGAAGAATTAGGTGGTCGTGTAGTAAAACGTGCTATTAAACAAGCTCTATATGAAGCAATCAAAGATTTTGTAGAAGATAAGAAAAATGTTGATGTAGTAAAACGTATTGGTGAAAAAGTTATTGCAGCTGCTAAAGCTCGTCAATCAAGAAAAGAACAATTAGAATTAAAACGTGAAAAACAAAAACTCACAAGTAATACTTCTTTACCAATTAAATTAGTGGATTGCGAGTATGTATATGAAGCAGACTCAGAACTAATTATTGTAGAGGGGGACTCTGCCCTATCTGGTGTTAAAGAAGCTCGTGACTCACGATTCCAAGCATTATTACCAATTAGAGGTAAGATTGTTAATACTTCTAAAGAAAATATTAAAAAAGTTTTAGCAAACCAAGAAGTACAAGATATTGCTAAGTGTTTAAATGCTGGTATTGGTGATGATTTTGATTTAGATAGCGCTCGCTATCAAAGAGTTATTATCGCTGCAGATGCCGACCCAGATGGTGGACAAATTGCTTCACTACTTGTATTGCTATTCTATAATTTATTCCCTGACTTAATTCGCCAAGGTAGATTATATAAGATGAATACTCCTTTATATATTTATAGAGAGGGTAAAGGTAAGAAAGCAATTGACCATTATGCTTTCAATGATAATGATGCTAATGAAATTGCTAATGATTTGAAGAGTCGAAATAAAACTTACCAATTGATTCGTGTTAAAGGTTTGGGTGAGGCTGGTTCTGATGCTCTTAGAGCAACAGGTTTAGACCCAGAAACTCGTGTATTAACTCAAATTACTATTGGAGATGAAGAGTCCGCTAAGCATTGGCTTGATGTTGCAATGGGTAAAGATGTAGCGCCACGTAAGAAGTGGATTGAAGATAACCCAATTGATTATGTAGAAGATTAAAAGAAAAAGATAGCTTTTTGCTATCTTTTTTATTTTTATCATTTCAATAATTTCATTTATATTCACAAAGTTGTGCTTTATTTTTAATAAAACAGCAATAAAAAATCTATAAAAATAACCAAAAGTGGATTTTTAGGGTATTTCTGATATATTTTAATATGAATTTTAAAAATAGTGAAAATTATGAAAAATTTGTGAAAAATAAGAACTATTTTTAGAATAATATTACTATAGAAATTTTTATTAAAGGAGCAAAAAATGCCTAACAAAAACGAAACAAAAGCTTACGGTTCAATCCGTAAATTCAAAGGCTATGGAGCATGTGGAGTAATTATTGGTATGGCTGCATTATCATTATCAATGAATGCTGGTGTGGCACATGCTGACGAAAAGGTTAATCCAAACCCTGCTACAAATGCTGTTCCATTGCAAGATAATCCAACAGCAAATGCTAAAGATAGTCAAGCAAAAACTGGAACTGAAAAAGGTTCTTTAGATGTTGCAGTTAATAATGACACATTAAAGAACGAAGTTAACAAAGCTAAAGAAGTTGGAGTAAAAGTCGTTGAAGATAAACCTAAGGAAGTAACAGTTGCTTCTGATAAAGTTGATGAAGCAAAAGCTGCTATTGAAAAAGATTATCAAACACAAGCAACTAAAGTCAAAGAAGTTACAGACAAATACAAAGAGGATGTAGCTAATCGTAAGAACCAAGTTACAATTGTTGAAAAGAAAAACGAAGCAGCTGAAGCTAAATATAAAGCAAAATTAGCTGAAATTAAAAAACAAGAAGAAGCTCTTAAAGCTAAAGGAACTTTCTTAGATAATGACCAAGTTACTGTTTATGGTAAACTTGATGAATCTAAAAGAGGTTCATTAGATTATTACTCAGGTTTAACTGCTGTATTTAAAAATAAAGATAATAAACTAGAAACTGTTAAGGGTACTTTAGCTGCTAATGAGAAAACAACTATAGAATTAGTAGATAAAATAAATATTGACACAAAAAGAGAACAAATTGAAAAAGTTTCTGAAACATCTAATATCTATGGTGGACATATATTAACGGGAATTCAAGAGGGCTCAACATTTATATTACATAATATTGGAGTAACAAATACAGGTAAAACTATTTCTGCTAAATTCACTTCACGCAATACACCAAAACCAGAATTTCCTCAAGGAGCGGTAAATAAAGATAGTAATACAAGTCTTTGGGTGTGGTGGAATAAAACGAAAGATGGTAATACTAGTCCAGTAGGGTTCCAACCGTATAATTACAAAGATGTAAGATGGAAGATTGAATATTTTGATGAAGTTACTAAGAAACCATTAAATCTTGGAACAATTACAATTTATTCAGACATAGATTACACACAGTCAGTTCGTCATTCTTATCAAAATGAATCTAATACAGGTGCTGTAATTAACACTTCAGATTCATTAGTTAAAAAGACACAACTTAATGGCAAAGAAGTTTGGATGGGAGTCAAGACAGCTGGAGTTTATGAAAATGATGACCAAACTGGATTGAATAGATGGAAAGCAGGGGACCCTGTTTATACTGATGTGCTAGACGACAAAGATACACCTATAGGCTCTATTGTTTCAATTGGTTCTGGTAACATTCATTATCTTGATTATAATTTTGATAATAGGCCTATTGAGAATAAATATACTGACGCCCAAATGGATTCTTATCGTAAATTTTATGAACAAGAAAGAGATTCTAAAGGATTACCACGTTATAGTAATGAAGAATTATTTAGAGCTAAATATGGATTTATGTTATATGGTGGACGTTCTGTAATCAAAACTATTGTAGTTCCACCAAAACCAGACTATGATTCAATCCCTAATAAAATAGACCCTCCTACTGTTAATGTTCAATATACAAATCTTAAAACAAATGTAAAAATTGAAAAACACGTTAAAAACAGCAAAGGTGAAGATGTGAATAATCACTCTGTACCAAAACTTGCTGAAGTTGTATGGGAATTGGAAGCAAAACCTCTTGCAGCTGGTCGTGAAGAAACTACTATTTTACAATATACTGATGATTTACCAAAAGGTTATCAATTAGATGTAGCTAAAACACAAACTCAAAACCCAGAATTTGATGTTAAGTATAACTCTGCTACTCATTCAATTGTAGGTACTTTAAAAGCAGAAGGTTTAGCAAAAGCTAATAAAGACCGTAACGTTGCTTATACAGTTCCAACATTGAAATTGTATGGTACAGTTATGAATGACGCTGCAACTTACACAAATAACTATCACTTGAATGTTAATAACAAATTTGATGTTTATTCAAATACTGTTACTGTAACAACACCAGGTGACCCAAATCGTCCAAAAGATAGTCAAATCAAACCTGTTAAAGTTAACTATAACAAAGACCACGTTAAAATTGATGGTAAACAAGTTCTTGCTGGCTCTACAAACTACTACCACATTAACTTAGATTACGACCAATACAAAGGTATCAAGAGTGGCCCAGATGCAATTCAAAAAGGATTTGGTGCAGTTGATGATTACCCAGAACAAGCATTAGATTTACTTCCAAACGAAATCAAATATGTAGAAACAGAAAGTGGTAAAGAAGTAAAAGGAATTACTGCTTACCAATTCAAATCTATTGAAGATGTAAAAGACCCTAGAATTAAAGCTATTTTAGAATCAAGCAAAATCAAACCAAAAGGTGCTTTCCAAGTATTCATGGCGGATAACCCACAAGAGTTCTATGATAAGTATGTTTCTAAAGGCATTTCTGTAACAATCATTGACCCAATGAAAGTTAAATCTGCATTTAGTGGAAATTACGAAAACAAAGCCTACCAAATTGATTTTGGAAATGGCTATGAAGCTGATTTAGTTAAAAACAATGTTGTAACACCAGAACCACACAAGAAAAACTTGAATAGTAAAGGTGTTGACATCAACGGGAAACCTGTTGTAGCTGGGTCAGTAAACCACTACCATGTAACTGCTGACTACAGCAAATACAAAGGAATGGTTGTTGAAAAAGACCGTCTTGCTAAAGGATTATTCGTTGTAGATGATTACCCAGAACAAGCGGTTGACATTGAAACAGGAAACATTAAGATTGTTGATTCTAAAGGTAAAATTGTTGAAGGTGTAACTTCTAAAGTTTACAAATCATTAGAAGAAACTCCAAAACTAGTTCAAGACGCTTTAAAAGAACAAGGATTCAAACCAAAAGGAGCATTCCAAGTATTTACTCCAAATGATGTGAATGATTACTTCAATAAGTACGTTGTAACTGGGGAAAAACTTACTTACATTGTTCCTATGAAAGTTAAGGCTGAAATGGCTAAAACTGGTGGAAAATATGAAAATACTGCATATCAATTAGATTTTGGTTCAGCTAAAGTTACTGAGACTGTAGTAAATAATGTGCCTACTCCAAAACCAAACAAAGCGAATTTCAACAAAGCTCATGTTAATATTAACGGCAAACAAGTACTTGCAGGTTCTACAAACTATTACGAATTGACAGTTCGTTACGACCAATACAAAGGTATTGAAGCTGACGATGATAAGATTCAAAATGGTTTCTTCATTGCAGACGACTTCCCTGAAGAAGCGGTATCTATCAATGAAAAAGATGTGAAAGTCCTTGACTCTAAAGGTAAAGAAGTAGAAGGTTTGAAACAAACTATCTACAAATCTCTAGCAGATGCCCCTGAAAAGGTTCAAAAAGCCTTTGCTAAGAGAAACCTTAAACCTAAAGGTGCGATTCAAGTATTTGAAGCAGTTGACCCAGTAGCTTACTACAACAAGTATGTAAGAACAGGTGAAACATTAACTGTTAAGAATCCTATGACTGTCTTTTCTCATTTGTATAAGACAGGAGCTAAGTACCAAAATACTGCTTATCAACTTGACTTTGGTTTGATTTCTGAAACTGAGACTGTAGTGAACAATGTTCCTAAAACAAATCCTCACAAACAGAACTTAAACAAAGCTGGTGTAAGTATCAATGGTAAACCTGTAGTAGCAGGAACAGTTAACTACTACACATTAACTGCTGACTATAGCTCATACAAAGGTATCGAGGCAGATGCTGATAGAATTGCAAAAGGTTTCCATATTGTTGACGACTTCCCTGAAGAAGCAGTTACAGTTAATGAGAAAGAAATTGTTGTAAAAGATTCTAAAGGTAATGTTGTTACTGGTTTGAAATCAAAAGTTTACAAGACACTCGCAGATGTTCCTAAAGGAGTTCAAGAATCACTTAAATCTGCTGGTTACACTCCTAAAGGTGCTATTCAAGTATTGACTGCTGAAAATCCAACTGAGTTCTACAACAAATATGTTCGTACAGGTGAAGTTCTTACAATTACTAATCCTATGACAGTTCGTAAAGAAATGTTAGGAAAAATTGCAGAGTACAAGAATACTGCTTACCAACTTGATTTTGGTTTAGCTAAGGTAACTGAAACAGTTGTAAACAAGGTTGTGAAACCAACTCCTAAGAAAGCAAACTTCAACAAAGCTGGAGTAAATATTGATGGTAAGCAAGTATTTGCTGGTTCTATCAATTATTACCATGTAACTGCTGATTACTCACAATACAAAGGTATTCAAGCTGATAAATCTCGTATTGCACAAGGTTTCTTTATTGCTGATGATTACCCAGAAGATGTGTTAGATGTACTTTCTGATGGTATTAAACTTTCTGACTCTAAAGGTCAAGATGTAAAAGGTTTGAAATACCATGTTTATGAAAGTATTGAAAAAGCACCAGAAGTGCTTCGTAAAGCTCTAACTGAACGTGGATTCAAACCGAAAGGAGCATTCCAAGTTTGGGAAGCTGAAAATCCTGCAGAGTTTTACGCTAAATATGTTCAAACAGGTGATACAATTACAATCATCAACCCAATGAAAGTCAAAGAAAAGTTTGGAAAAACTGGTGGTAAGTATGAAAATACTGCATATCAAGTAGACTTTGGGGTTGCTGAAGTAACTGTAACAGTAGTAAACAATATTCCTAAACTTCAAACTAAGAAAGATGTTGTCATTAAAGTTGGTGATACTGAATCTAAAGATGGTAAAGAAATTGTTCTAGGACAAAAATTCTTCTACTCATTCGATGGTTCTCTAATTACTGCTAATAGAGCTGAAGATTTGTTTGAATACAAATTCGTTGATGATTACCAAGAAACTCACGATAGATTCGATGGTGTTTACAAAGTAATCGCTAAGAAAGATTTCAAAACTTCTGATGGAAAAACATTCAAGAAAGGTGACGACTTAACTTCATATTCATTCTTGAAAGAAGATAAGACTAAAGGTAAACTTGAAGTTGGACTTAAAGAAGAGTTCTTACGCTCAATTACAAATGATTCAGAGTTCCAAGCTGAAGTATTTGTTGAAATGACTCGTATCAAGTCAGGTGAAGTTGAAAACAAACAAACTCACGTGGTAAACGGAATTGAAGTTGAATCTAACACTGTTAAGACAACTACACCAGAACCACCAAAAACACCTGAAACTCCTACTCCAAAACCACAAACACCAGCTAAGAAAGTATTACCAAATACTGGAGCTGATGCAAGTGTGTTAGGAATTGTTATGGCAGGTATCACTTCTGCTCTTGGGGCAATCGGTCTCAAACGTAAAAGAGATTAGGCATTTAAAAGATTAAAGAGTATACTAAAAAGTATACTCTTTTTCTTTTGCTCAAACTCGTTTTGAATGTCGTTATATCGTCACTAGTGGAACAGTAAAACAGTTTAAACTGCTTTTCGATAAATGTATCGACTTTACAGAAAAACAGCTTAGAATCGCTTAAACTTGCTTAAAATAAAAATAAAAAAATGGAATAATATAACTATACTAGAGATTAGAAAGTTGATTTTTAAAAATGAAAACCAAACAAAAAGACTATACAACATATTATTTATTTACTGATGTTGAGGGGATTGGTCTGAACTTTGATAAAGACGGCAAAGTATTAAAAAATGATTTAATTGAAATTTCTTATATTCTTTCAGATGAAAACTTGTTCCAAATGAAAAGTAATACATATATTAACTCTTTTGCTAATTATGATTATGAAAATATGGTTGATAGAGTTAAGAAAATGCACACAAAAAATAACTTGATTGCTGATTCTAAAAAATCGAAATTATCACTCTCAGAAATTGACAATAAAATGTATGAAGAATTAAGAGAACTATTACCAAATAAATGTCGCTTAATTCTGACTGGAAATACTATTCAATATGACTATGAAATCATTAGAAGATGTCTACCTAAAACATTTTCATTACTTCATTATAGAACATTTGATGTTTCAGCAGTAAGAGAACTAATTAAAATTGTAAATCCTAATTATACTAAGCAAGAAACAAAAAGAAAAAATTATAATCATAGAGCTAAAGACGATATATTAGAAACTTTTAATGAGTTAAAAGCTTATAGAAAAATTGTTAAACCGTGCTAAGGAGTTAAAATGTTTTATGTAATTTTAGAAAAGAATAATTTGAAATACTTAAATTCATTAACTGATGATTCTTTTGTAGAATTGAAAAATAATATAATTACTAAGAATTATTGCTTAGTATATTCTAAAAAAGATTATCTTTCACTCTATGAAATTTTAAAAAGAAATAAATGTAGAGGATTAGCTTTATATCCTTATATTTCAAAATTAGTTTTTGAAAACATTTATCCGAAAGAATTGGAAAAGAAATTATCAGTTGAAAAATTAAATCATTCACTATTTGATTTATTTATAGCAAGCTATACTAACCAAATGCCTTCTTTTGATGATGAATATTACTTCTTACCAGATATTCAACCAACATTAAATCAAGAAAAGATTAAACTTAATATTAAACGATTTAATGAAATGCTAGCATATGAAAACTTGCTTATAAATAAAGATGATGTAATACCATCATTAAAAAGCATCTTCGCTAATTCAGTTAAAAAAATATTAAAAGCTGAAGCTAATGAAGAAACTATTAGATTAAAAGATACAGAAATATATAACAGAAATTTTCATTACTTAGTAATAGCAGAATTTGTAATTAACGCTTCATTTATTTACAAACGAAAAGATATAGAAAATTTCTTAATAAATGAAATAGAATTGGAAAAAGATTAAATGACTACTATTACAAACTTAAATGATTTAAAAACACAAATCAAAAATACTGTTGATTTAAAAGCTTATTTAGAAAAAGAAGGTATTATATTTAGAAAGAAGAGCGGCTCTAATTGGCAAGCTCTTTGTCCTTTCCATAATGAGAAAACACCTTCTTTTACAGTAAGTGATACAAGTCAAAGCTATCATTGCTTTGGGTGTGGAAAACATGGAGATATTTTCAGTTATATCCAAGAAACAGAGTCGGTATCATGGAAAGAATCTGTAATCTATTTAGCAAGAGAGTACCATATTCAGTATGAACTCAACAAAGACGATTCAAAGAAATACTCACAATATGCTAGAGCTTATGATTTGCTAGATGATTTAGCTAATTACTATAAAATGAAATTTAATGAATTAGCAGATTCTCACCCAGCTAAGAAAATGATTACTGACAGAAATCTTGATTATACTTCAGCTGAATATGGCTATGCACCTGAATCACAAAAAGACCAATTAGATTATATGACTCAAAAGGGTTATACTCATGATGAATTAAAAGCATTAGGACTAATGTATGACAAAGGTTATTTACAACAAGTCAATCGTTTAATTTTCATTATTAGAAATTACATGGGTAAAGTAATTGGATTTACTGGAAGAGCATTAACTCAAAAAGATATAGAGAGCAGAAAATATATAAATTCAACTGACTCTATTGTATTCCATAAGAAAAATGTAGTTTATAATATTAACAATGCTAAAAAACAAGCTAATAAGGATAAACTTATTTATTTAGTGGAAGGCCAATTTGATGTAGCTGCAATGACTGCTCATGGATATACAAATACAGTTGCAATCTCTGGCACTGCTTTTACTAATGAACAATTAAGAGATATTTTGAAAGCAGTTGGAGAAAATGGTAATATAGTATTATTACTAGATGATGATGAAGCTGGACAGAAAGCTGCCAATAAAATATTTAGAGAACATAGCTCTATTCAAACAAGACTTTATCAAATTAACTTGATTGAAGGCCAAGACCCTTGTGATTATTTACAAACTCATGATAAACTTCCTAAAATGGAAACTTTTGTAGAGAAAGCATATTTAAAAATTAGAAATAGCTTTAATTATTCATCTATTTCTGATAAAACAGAATTTATTATGACTCTACAAACAGAATTAACTCAATACATTAAAGATTCTATTTTAAGAGAGCAATATTTAAGAAGAGCTTGCTCTTATGTAGGATTTGCTTACGACCAAATTCAAGTTATTATTGACAATAAGAGTGATAAAGATACAATTACTCAACAAATTCAAGAAGCAACTAACTCTTCTAAAAATAATGATAGCAATACTTACATTTTACTTGCTCTAAATATTCTATTTTCTTACCCCGAATATTTCAAAGGGGAATTAAAGAAAGCAATTTCCAAAGATAAATTTAATAAGACTATGAGAATATTAGCAAGAGATGTGTTTCAATTAAATAAAAAATTAGTGCCAGAGAATTATGAAGATAATTCACCAGAGCAAAAAATGGTAAGAGCAATATTAGCTCACCCATTTGACAATTTAGATGAAAGAGATATAAAAACACAATACTATTATTTATTAGATAAAGCTATTGAGATTAAGAATAAAGAAAGAGAAGCAGAAAAGAAAAGAAGAATACTTACTGCTTTGGAAGGTGCTTCTGACCCAGAAGTAATTAAATCTTTATTATCTGAATTATCGAATAAATGATATAGTTTATAAAAACAAAAGGAAAGATTTAATGCAAGAAGAATTATATAATGTACCCAAGAAAACAAATAGTTTATTACCACTATTTATTCTCTCCGGTATGGCAGTTCTACCTGGTTTTATAGCTTCTCTTATAACATATTATATTTTGTTTAGAAATCTAAAACAAAAACCAATTGTAATATATTCATTCCTTGCTGTTGTATCATTTTTCATTTTTATTTGGAATTTAATTGCTCACCCATTAACTAGCATGAATATTTCAAATCACACAAGCTTTATGACAGCGTATTTATACTTATGCTCTATTGCTTATGTGATTTTAACTTTTTTCATTGTTTTTCATCAAGCTAGACAATTGAAACTCTATCCAGAGTTAAAAGTTATGAAAGGTTGGGCTTATAATTTTGAATATAAAAAGACTCCTTATGAATTATACAAAAGAAAACAAAATATTAAATCATTAAAAGAGGGAAATGAGTACGCTTATGACTCTGCACCTCTAGGAATATTAGTTGATAAAGTTTTCATGGAAAGCAATGACGCTGGTGATGTGAAATATTTTGATAAAGAAAGAATTGTAAGAAGTTATTATACTGAAAGATGTGGTCATACGGCTGCTACAGGTCAAACAGGTGCTGGTAAAACTTATACAATGCTTCAGTTAATGCGAAATGACATTGAAGCAGGTAATCCAGTATTTGCTATTGACTTCAAAAAAGGAACAGAATATCCATATTATTTAGCAAAATGGGCTAAAGAACATGGTAGACAATTTTATCATTTCACTGCAGGAAAACCGGGAACTTATAACAATCCATTTTGTGATAATCAAGCTTCTTATGACCCACTTGCAACTGGTACAGCAACTTCAAAAGCTGACATGATGCTAAATTTAAGACAATGGGATGGAGCTTCCGAAGTCTACAAGAAAAGAACAAAAGATATTTTGGAATCAATTTTCTATCTATTGGAAAATGTGGATAGAGAAAAGACAAAACAATATATTAACTGGCACGAAGGTGGATTATCTCAATTTGTATCAGCTTTACAGTTAAAGAATTTATATGCTTTGATTGAACAATTTAAGATTGAAGTTACTGATAAAGAGCATTCCGGTATAAAAGTATCAGGTGGGGATAAACGAAGATTGAGTGCTTTACTTGGATTGTACGAAGAATTAAACAGTCCTCAAGGTAAAGGCTTGTTAGAGCAAATCAATGGTCTCGTTTCAAATTGTCGTACATTGATTATGTCAAGTTACGGTGATTGGCTAGCAAAAGGTGAAACTCCTTATCACATCAACTTGTTTGAGTTTGCAACTTCAGAAGAAGCACCTGTTGTGTTATTCTCATTTAACCCACAAGAAGAAAGTGACTTCGCTAAATATATGGGTTCAATTATCTTATCTGACTTAAGTAGAACTTCTGCTTATAAAAATGCTCAAGGAAACAAAGATTTAGTAGGAGTATACTTAGATGAGTTCCAAATTTTAGACCCAGCAACAGTTGCTGATTTGCTAGAGAAAGCTCGTTCTTCTAAAATGTATATTCTTTTATCTTTACAATCATTAGAACAAATTGTAAAATCTAGTTCAGCAAATGGAACTGCTGTTAGAGATAGTATTGTCGATACTATTCAAAACTTCATTATTCATAAAGGTTCAGGTCAAAATACTGCTGAAGAATTAGCAAAAATCATTGGCCAAGCAAATATGAAAAAATATGTAGAATCTGGGCAACGTAATTCTAGCCTGTTCCAATTGAACTGGAGAAACTCAAGAAATTCAAGAGTAAATACACAAGTAGAACCCGATTGGATTGTTTCGCCAAGTAAATTCCAAAATCTATCAGCACCAGTTAAAGAAAATAATTACACTTCAACTGCTTATTATATTACGAAAGCTTGTGCTGAAAAAGAATTTGCTTCTATGGAAAGAGCTGTTGCTAGAAAAGTTCAAATCATTGTTGATGAAGAATTGTTACAACCAATACCAGAAGATTTTATTAGAAAATTCAATAACTCATTTAATGCTGACAAAAATGAACAAAAATACTTGAAGAATATTCAAACACCAATAGAACAAATAGAACCATTGGAAGATTTAGACTTTTCATCAGTTTATGACTTTGAAGATGTCAAAGAGGAAGATTTTAATGAATCTAATTCCTTAATGGACGGATTAGAAGAGTTAAATATTCAAGTAAGAACACCACACAAAGATTTAATAAAACAAAATAGAAAAGAATCATTAGAAACTAAAAAGAAAAAAGTTTCCTTTGATGATTTTATATAAAAAGGCAGAAGTTCTGCCTTTTTTGATATATTAAAAGAAAAAATAAATAATACGAGGGGGTACTTCATGCCTTTACCAAAGAAAAGTACAAATAGAAATGCTTCATTACCAAGTTTAGATGAAGATTTTCAATCAGTACAAATCGAAACAGTAGCAGATGAAGAACCGTCATATACTAACTCGTTACCGGTTCAAGAAAGTATAGAAGATGATAGTCACCTTTATGCTACTCATGAAGAACCTATCTATGAAAATAGCAAAGAAGAAAAGAAAAAGAAAAAATTCATAGATAAAAAGAAAAAGAAAATAAAACCTTTCGGTAACAAAGTTTCTAAATATGATGAACGAAAAGATGTTGCTGTAGCTAAGAAAGTTCAAAGAGGATTAGTCCTTGGTGGAATATTGATTATTATTGCTTTGGGAGTTAAAAATACTTTCTTCCCAGCAAATTCTTATACTACTGATGAAATAGCACAAATTGCTAAAACAACTTCAGGTCAAACTAATTTCCCTATTGATAAAGGTCAAGCTTTTGCTGAACAATTTATTACTTATTATGTGAATTTAGATAGTAATGATTCAGTATCTCGAAATATGTTATCTTATTTCTATACTGGAACAATGCCAGAAGCAAACTCAGGAAACAGTCATGCAACTGCTAATCCAACAGTAGAAGCAAAGAATAATAAACAACGTATCATTGGAGTTCCAGTTACTTACGAAAAGAGAGCTTTAACAGATTTTTCTGCAAATTATAAAATTTCTGTTTTAGTTACTGACGAAAATGGGCAAGCACAAGCTGCTAATCAAAATCCAACAAGTCATTGGTTAAGCTTCTCTGTAAATGTTTATTATGATGCTAAAACTGGAGCTATGAGTATTCATAAGGGTGACCCAGTAATCATGCCTACTTATCCAATCACAAATTCAGACGCAGCTAAAGAAGAAGGTAAGATTGGAACAGGTGATGAAGATACTAATATGAAACAAGCATTGAAATCTACTATCCAAGGTTATTGGAAAGCTTTTTCTACTTCATCTGTAACATCACATGATGAAATCAACCAATATATCTCTGATAAAGAGGATAAAGATTTGTATTCAGGTTTCAATAAGACTATGAAATTAGCAACAGACGACCCAAATACAGACATCACATACAAAGTTTATACTTCAACAAATGCTGATGAATGGAAGGTTGATGTTACCGTCAAATGGGCAGATAATACTTCATCTGATTCTAAGAAAGCTGCTATTTATACTGGTAGATATATTATGACAATTAAGAAGATTGGAGAAGATAAGTATGTAGTAACAAGAGCTGCTCCTTACTTATACGTTTAATTGATTGTCGATATTAAACTCTAAACGATAAGAAGTTTTTATCGTAATATTGATATAATTTTTGAAAATGATAGAATTGGTCATTTCTAAGCAAGACTTTGCTTCAACCATAAGATAATATTCTATCTTTGGAGAGATACAATTCAACAATCTATATATAATACATGGAGGCTAATAAATTGTTTAATTATTTAATTTTAGCAGGTCTTGACACATTAAGAAGTACATTAGTACAACAATGGATTGGACCAGCTGCGCTTCTTGTAATTGCTGCATTGTCAATTAAATTCTTGATTGACAGAAACTTCCGTATGCTTGCTTCATTCGTAATTATTGGAGCTATTGTTGCTGTTTTAATTTACGGTACTGATTTGTTCTTCGGACAAAACGGAACATTCAAGAAAGCAGTTGAAGAAGGTGCTAAACAAGTACAAGTTATTTCACCTACCTACTTTTCCGATTGATAATATAGCTATTAAATTAAAATAGAAAATAGAAGTTATAAAACTTGATTCTAAATAAAGTAGGAAAGTGTAAGCAGGTTCGCTTTAGGAATTTAATATAAAAACCTGCGAAAGTAATACTAAATCTTAGTATTACTTTTTTTTGAAAAATATAGCGAGGTTAACGGTGTAGTGAGTAAAAAAACTAAAAAGAAAAAAGCTAAACAAACTGACAAAACAATAAAAGTTCCCCCTAAAGCCGTAATCGGCACTCATGGAAATATTATTGTATCTGATAGAGAAGTATGGGCTTATTATATATTAGCAGAAAAACCATATGATTTCTTATCAGATAATTCTAAGATTATCTTAGCAAATGCAACTCAATCAGCCCTTTCAAGCTTGAGTATTAGTGCAAAAAGACCATTAGATTGTCATATTCAAATTTCTAACACTCCTTTCAACCCGGATTCATGGGAAGAACAAGTAAGAGTGGAATATGCAAAATGGACTGATTATAAATCACAAGCATTTGAAAACTTTATAAATGCTCAAAGAGAAGAGCTTTATATGGGAAATTATATGAAACGAGTTAGCTATTTTGGTGTTAAATTATTCAATAGAGGCTCGTTTGATGTAAATAATTTGAATATTTTAGAATATTCATTAAAAGACACCTTAAAAGCTCTTAAAAAATCTATTGATAATGTATTAAACTTCGACCAAGAAGAAATTACTGAAGAAGAAGAAACAAGAGCCAATGCAATGGAAGAAGATTTATTTAGAGTTTTACATAATTCAAACTTGATGGCTATTCGTCCTAATAAAGAAGATATGCTTATCAATATTAAACGTAGATTTTATCCAGCAATGGCAACACCATATTTAGAAGCAGATTATGATAATAGAATTGGACCAGCAGACATTGTTATTGAAACAGGTGGTACTGTTGATGTTAAACCAAGATGGTTACATATTACTCAATTCCAAAATGGTGACATCAGAGAAGGCTATAGAGCAACTTTAACTTTCTCTAAATTCCCAATGGGTATTCAATATCCATTCAACTTCCAACCATTTATGTATAGAAAAGAAGTGCTTCCTTTCACAATGAATGCTAGATTTACTTTAATTCCAGCAGAAAGTATGAAAAAAGAAGTAAATAAAAAGAAATTGGAAGCAGATGATGAAATTGAAAACTTAGCTGGAAGTGGCCAAGGTGTAAATGCTTCAGTTAAAAATACTTTTAGAGATTTACAAACAATTGAAACTGAACTTGAAAATAGTAAAGAGCCTTGGATTGAGGGCTCATATAGAATTACTATTGAAGCTCCAACAGAAGAAATTCTAAAAGATGAGGCAACTAATTTAAAACAACTTTTCAATGAAGAAGATATAGTCTTAACTTGGACTTCAGGTGACCAATTACAAATGTTTAGAGAAGAGTTCCCTGGTGGCCACTTGGAAATCAATTCATTTCAACAAACAACAAATTTGGCATTAGTTGGAGTTGCTGGAATTAACTTCGGAACAAAAGTTGGCGACCCAGTAAGACAACAAGCTCTTTATAGGAGATGATAATAAATGGCTGATAAAAAGAAATCATCAAAAGGAGAAAATCCCGGTTCACTTCTTTGGGCAATCCTTGTAATAGCTGCGGTGTTAGCAATATTTGTTTATTCAAGTGGGATTAACATGGGTAATCTATTCAACACTGTACGTTATCATGCAACAGATTTAGGGCCAAGATTAGTAGAATGTGTTACTTCACCTAGTAATTGTAAACTTTCAAATAATTACAATGTTACTCCTAGCGGATTTGAAAACCAAAACTCAAATTCGTCTACTTCAAATAGCAATTCAAGTCAAAGTGATGCTAATTCAGATTCTAAACAAAATTCAGAATCAAATGAAAGTAAATCAACAAACAATAATAATCAAAGCAATAATTCAAGTTCAGAAAGTGGAATCAATAATTTAGCTTCTGCTAAAATGAGTAAGAATGATGCTTTGAATGAATTAAATTCTATTCCAGTTGTAAATTCTTATAATAAAGTTAAATATAAACGTACAGAATGGAAACATTGGATTAGTTATGAAAATCCTTGTTGGTCTACTCGTGAAGAAGTATTAGATAGACAAGCAGAAAAAGGTAGTGTTACTTATTTAGATAAAAATGATAAAGAAACAAAAGATAAATCAAAAGCTTGTTCTATCAAATCAGGTACTTGGCATGACCCATATAGCAAAGAAGTTGTCAATGACCCAACTAAATTAGATATTGACCATACAGGTGCGCTTAGCTGGACAGCAAAAGCTGGCGGACAAGAATGGGATAAACAAAAGAAACAAGATTATGCTAATGATTTTGACCATTTAGTTGCTACAACTGCAAAAGAAAATAGAACAAAAGGAGATAAAGGGCCATCTGAGTGGATGCCAGAATCATCTAAGTGTGAATATGCTAAAGTCTATACTCATATTGTTAAGAAATATAACTTAAATCTTAATAAAGCAGATAAAGATACTTTAGAAAAAGCACTTAATTCTTGCTCAAATTGATAGTCCAGTGTAATTTATGAAAGCTATAACAAGAGATGTAGATAACATTCTTTCAATTAAAGAGAAAGAGAAAATACTTGAAGAAATCCACCAGAAAGATTTAATTGATTTATTCAAGAAAGGCTTTAAACCTCAATACAAACGGGTTGAAAGTAAAAAAACAATACTAGACCAACAAATAAGTATTGCTATTGATACAGACGAAAAAAACATGATTGCTTTAGAATTAAATGAAATCAGAAAAGTAGCAAATAAAACTTCTTTGGCTTCTTTTATTCGTAGCCGTTCTTTAGCAACATTTGACATTGCTGAATGGTACCAACAAGCTCTAGAAGGTTTGGAAGAATTAAGTTCTGATAGTTGGAATCCAAAAACTTTACAAAACGAAAGAAAGCAATATATTAAATTACTAGATGATTTAGAAGATTCCGAAGATGATAGTAGAGATGAAGATATGCTTTTCTACAAGACTCGACTAGATGAAACTGAACAAAAAATAAACTCCTTAAAGAAACAAAATAGAAAAAGAGGTTATAGAGTTTCAACTCGTGTTACTTATGAAGAAGCAAACACCATTAGATGGAGAGCTGCTAGATTAAGCATTACAGTTCCCGATTATATGAGATATGTTATTTTTGGTTATTTACCATTTACTGATGCAGATTATAATTTATCATTAGAAGCTCGTAAAAGATTTTATGTATCAATTATTGATGTTTATAAAAATGGCTGGGGTGAAATTCCTGAAGTTAATGAGTGTCCTAATTGTGCCAGATATAAACACGAAATTGAAGTCTTACGAGATAAAGTAGCAAGATATGAATTGCTACTAAGAAGCAACAAGCTTTAATGATATATATTTTATTAAAACTAAAGAACATAGGAGCTATAATGATAAAACATTTTAAAGTTACATTGTTAACTTCTTTTGCTAGTATATTCTTTGTTCTTTCATTTTTGAGTATGTTTAATGTATCTTTTGCTGGATTTGAGAATGGTGTTGGTTTCTCTATGGAACCTAATACTGTATCATTACCTGCAAAAGATATGATTAACTCTAATGTTGGGTCTAGGACTTATACAATTGATGAATTATTTTCAAGGTCAGCAGGTTTTGCTATCCCTTATGGTACATTAGAGGAAGATAATACTTGGATTCTCGGACATCCAGCTAATAAAATAGTTGAAGAAAAAAATAAAAATCTTTCAGAAGAAGCTAAGGAAAGACTCAAGAAACAAGGTGGAGGATTCTTTAGTGGTTCTATTAGATTGTGGGGTATACCATCATCTTTAGCTATTATGGGTTCAGATATTGCAACAAGTGTAGCTTTCCTTTGTGCTAATATAATTTCATGGTTAGTTAAAATGTTATTTGACCCACCACTTGTAAAAGCTCTTGTAGAGCTTATTGGTGGAACTGATGCTAAAGCTGGTTTAATCTCAAATCTAGGAAAAAATGTATTTTATCCATTATCAACACTTGCTTTCTTAACTGTTGCAGTGTATTTGATTTGGGAAGGTTTAATTAAGAGAAAATTTAGAGCAAGTTTCGGTGCATTAGGTTGGTCATTACTTGCATTTGCTTTAGGAGTATTTACTGTTGTTAACGGTCAATTAGTTGCTAAAGCTCCAACAGAAATCAATGCTACAATTGCAAATTGTGTATTGTCAGCTGCTTCAGGTAAATCATGTCTAAACTCAACAGGTACTAATCCTAAAGAAAGCACAAACAGTATGTGTGATGCAGATACTTCTCAATCCGTTTCGGCTGCAGAAGCTGCTTCAATCAATGCTGGTAGATTCTCATGTATTGTAAACAAAGCTATTGTTTATGACAGATGGGCTGAACAACAATTCGGATATTCATTAGATGAATTATGGACTGTAAATCCGCCTGATGGTTATAAAGTTTGGCCACAAGATAAATTATCTGGTGCTCCAACTGATTATTGTGTGAATTTCTATACTGCTGATTCACCAAATCAAATGTCAAGTGCAACTAAATTTACTTCTAATTCAAAATGTAATATTGCATTAGCATTTATGGCATCAAGAACTGACGCTGACTTTGGAGAAAAAATAGGATTCCCTACTATAACAGGTACAGCTGCTATGGATAGTCAAATGTGGAATGCTTATTCAGGTAATGGTAGAGCTTCTGTTCCAATCTTACTATTGATTGCTTCATTTATTATCGTAGCAACATTCGTTCCAGTTGTAGTATATGCACTTGTATATAACATAACTGCAACAATATTAACAGTGTTTGCACCAATCTTCTTATTGATTGGTATTCACCCTGGTCGTGGTAGAAAAATCTTCCTTGGCTGGTTAGAGTCAATTGTTTCAAATATTTTGAAATATATGGCAAGCTGTTTCATGGTTATTGTTATGATTTTCATTTATGGAGCTGCTTTCTCTAAAATGAATCAAGCACAAGTATTTGTTGCTTCAGTAATTCTAGGTGTTACTTTTGTATCTTATAGAAAAGAATTAGTAAACTTAATGGGCGCTGTTAATATGGGCGGTGCTAGAGTTTCTAATATTGCTGGAGAAAAACTTAGCAAAGCTGGCCAAAAAGCGAAATACATGGGTATGGCTGCAGCCGGTGGTGCAATTGGTGGTACTCTTGCAGGTATCAATGATGCTAGAGAATCTGGTAAACTTATGTCTAAAGATGATAAGATTGCTAAATACGGCAAGTATAAACGTTGGCTTAACCCTGGTAACTATGCTGATACTCTTAATAATGCAAGAAAAGCTATGTCAGAAGGCTCAAAAGGTGCAGTACAAGGTTTACGTGCTGGTACAAGTATGGAACTTAAACGTGGCCGTGGACTTGTTGCGAATGCAGCTAGACAAGCAGGTCAAGTTGGTAATGAATTAGCACAACAACGTAAAGAAGCTGCTAGAGAAATTCGTGAAAACGAAGCAAGAGAGCAAATGAATGAAAGCATGCGTAAAGGTTATGAACATATTGCTGAAGTACAAAGAAAAGACTTGCAAGAGCGAGAAGTAACAAACTCTAAACAAGCTGCTTCAGAAGACTTGAACATACCTAAACTTGCACAAGAATTGAATAGTGCTGGTTTGGCAAGAGCTGCTCAACAAATGACAGAGAAAAACGAAGTTCTTAATAGTGCAGAATCTAAAGAAGATATTATTAGAATTGAAGCAGATATTAAAGAACATAAACAAATTTCTACTGAGTTAATGACTGCCATTAAGAAGAACGGTGGAGATGTAGTTTTAGGTACTGATAAATTTGCTGATAAGAAAGTAAGAGATTATGAAGATAGAGCACTAGCAGAAACACAAAGACTAATGGAAGTTTCAAAAGGTAAATCTTATGAAGCAGAAGTTAATCAACTAATCAATGAAAGATTAAATGAAATAACCTCTAAGGCAGAAAGCTTCACTGAAGATATGAGAATGATTGCTAGAGAAGATAAGGGTATAGATATTGAGAAAGTGACTGCTACAGTCAAAGACTTAGATAATCAATTCTCTAAAGATTATCAATCTATGCAACAAGAATTTGAATCTATTGTCAATGCTCATAAGGAAGTAACTAAACCTAAAGAAGTAAACAATTCCAAAGAGGATATTACTAAAGAAATCAACAAAGATGAATAAAAGAGAGCTTAAAAACTCTCTTTTATTTTTTTTGAAAAAATTTTTAAATTTTATGCTGGTTAAGTTTTTATTTTGGAATAATATAACTATAAAGAAATGCAAATTGCGCAGTCTAAAATAACTATATAGAGAGGTAAAGAAATTATGCAAGCATTCGTAACTTTTGAAGCAGGTTTGGTTCGTAAGGGTGAACTACGCCAAGTAAATACAGCAAATGGTAGCACAAGTGTTATCAATCTTACAGTAGCACGTAACTACCAAAAGAAAGATGGTAATGATTGGGTAGATGATGGTACATATTACATTAACTGTACTGCATGGGGTAAAATTGCTGAAGCAATTGCTAACTCAGACATTCCTACTGGCTTCCGTCTTATTATTTCAGGTGTTTTAACATCAAGCTTAAAACCAGAATATACTGCAAAAAGTGGAGAAGTTATCCCAGAACATTATGAAGAAGAAGTTAGAGTAGATTCAATTGGTGTTGCTCTTGCATTTAACCAAACTGTTGTAGCAAGTCGTACAAAATCTGAAAATGGTGGAACTACTTCTACAGCTTCAGCAAAACAAACTGCTAAAGCAAGTACTGCAAAACAAACAACAACTACTACTCAATCAACTGATAATTCATCATTATTCGGTGATGATGATGATACTGGTGATGAAGATTTCGATTCACTATTCGGTGATTTGTAAAATCTTAAAAAGAAGCTTTAACCAAGCTTCTTTTTTTATTCTTATTTTTAAACGATATATAAACTATCATTGAAAAAATAAGGAGATTATTGTATAATGAATTTAGATAATACAGATTATCAAAAAATGAAATCAAATCCCCCTAATCAAGAAGTTCCCGAAACTGCTCCTCAATCAAAAGGAATGATTGATAAAGCAATGGAAACTAATGAAAAGATTAAAGAAACTAGAGAGAATATAAATAGATTTAGACAACTTTCCCAAAACACCATGAATGCTATTAGAGCTACTGGACAATTCATTGTTAAGATTGTAAGTTTTGTATTCTCACCACACGGCTTAATTGCAATTGGTGTGGTATTAGCATTATGGTTAGTTTTCATGGGCTTTGCTGTTACGGGTTCTCAAACATTTGGTTCTGATTGTTATTCTTATCGTTACAGAGATGGTGTAGCAGAAGCTAAAGAAGGTGAATCAGGTACTAAATGTGAGAAATTAGGTGATGGTTCTAAAGAGGGTCGTCTTGGTAACGGTGGTTCTGCTGGCGGAGGTGGAAGTACTGTACCTGCAGGTGGTAAAATCGAAGCTATAGAACAAGTTCTATCACAACCCATTGATATGGATGGTGCTTATGGAGCTCAATGTTGGGATTTCGCAAATTGGTATGCACAAAAATTAGGTGCTCCAGGTATTTCTGGTGCTTCAGGTAGAGCTGGTTATATCGGTCATGAATTTCCATGGGATAGTTGGGGCTTTGATGTAATTAAAGACCCAGATGCTAGCGATTTGAAACCAGGTGACATTATTTGTTGGTACCCAGGTGGTTCCGTTGGGGCATTTACTCTTGACAATGAATACGGTCATGTTGGAGTTATTGCAGAAGTAAAAGAAAACGGTGTAATCGAAACTTACGAACAAAATGCCGAAAAAGGACAAATTGTTGCTCGTTATACAAGACAATTTGTTAAAGGTAGTGTAAGTAGTGTAATTAGAAAGAAAGGTGCTTAAAATGAATTATAAACTTAAGATTATTTTAGGTGTTGTTGTCGCAGTATTTGTTCTAGTTGGTTCTGGTATTTATTACCAAATTAAACAAGAAGAAGCAAAACAAACATTAAATGGAACTAAGACAGCAGACGCTAAAAAGAAAGACAAAACTATTGTAGAAGATGATTCACAAAATCAAGAAGTTTTATTTGTAAAGAAATTTGCTAAAACATATATTGAAAGAGAATTTGAAGTTAAATATATTAACGAGCAAAAAGAAGAATTAACTTCTATGATGACCGAATCAGCATTATCATCAAGTCAAATCTTGAATACATTAGATAATTATAAGACTGAAGCAGAACTATGGGAAAAATCTAAAACTATTAACACTATGACTTCAGTTGACCGTTCTAATCGTGATGTAGATAAAATCGAACTAAGAAAAGACGGTAATAAATATTATGCTACTATTACTTATCATACAACAAACCCAATCACTAAGATTACTTCTGGTGATGAAATGAAAGCAGAAAATCTTATTAAAGGTTTAGTAATCACTGTTGATGATGGTAAAGTATCAAATGTAGTGGAGCATGGCTAATATGGCAGATAAAGTGATTAAATCAAAAACAGATGATGAGTTAGTATTGGAGCAATCAAACGATAGTATTTTAGAAAAAGCTCTTGACTATGCAGTTGTTGAACAAAAAGACGAAAACATTCTGGCTTATTCCGTAAGTGGCTTATATACTAATGAAAAAAATGAAAAATATAACTCACCAAGAAAATTAAATCAAAATCCACCTCAATTAAATATAAAAGATTCAAACGGAAATGAAGTTACTTTTAATTTAACTAAAGAATATACAAATAGTTTAATGAAAACTTTATCAGAAGTAAATCGTGCATATCATGGTTATAAATATGTTTCAGATAAAGATTTGAGAAAAGTAAGTTTCAAAGAAAGAATTAAAAATATTTTGGGCTATATGAAAAAACACCCTATAAAAAGTGTTATTGGATTACTGTTTATTCTTTTAGTTATCTTTGTTTTAGCAATTGGAACAAAAATTTAAAAAAGTTTAGTCAAAACCATTGACAAAGCACTTAAATTTGTTATAATGGATTCATAAATAAAAATATTACAGAAAGGCTCACGAAAGTGAGTAAGGTGAATCACCATGGCAAGTTCAGCAATTAAGGACTTTGAAAAAACAGAAAAAGGATTGAAAGTTACTTTCCAATCTGGCAAGTCATACTTGTACGAAGGAGTTCCCGCTAATGTCATTCTCGGCTTGGAACGAGCTGAGTCAAAAGGACGTTACTTCATGGCAGAAATCAAACCAAAATATACAGCAACAAAAATTGCTTAAAAAATACGCTATATAATATAACATAGAGTATTACAATAATAAACAGCCTATCAAGGCTGTTTTTGTTTACAACAGTGAAAGAAGAGGTGCGAATGGCGTTAAAAAAAGAACGTGAATTTGAATTAGGACTAATTATTAAAGATTATAGAGAATCGAGTGAAGAAGAGAAGAAAGAGAAATTCCCTAAAGCTTATGAAGCATTTCTTGAATTGTTTGAACACAATCAAAACTTTGCCTATAATTGGGCTCATAGATTTGTGAAGAAAACAAATTCATTTCATTATAATATAGATGATGCCTGCCAAGATGCTTTATTAGCTCTAATGACTGCAATTTGGAGATATGACCCGACAAAAGGTGCTCGTGTTACAACATTTTCAAATTTCTATATTTTTAAAGCATTAACCCATGAGGGCAATTTACAGCGTCATATTCAAATTAACGATGGCGTAGCAGGTAAATACTTGAAGATGAAAGAAGTAATTGATGAATATAACAAGTTGGAAAATCCTACTATGACGCAAAGAGAATATGTGCTAGAGAAAACTGGATTTAAATTAGATATGGTTATTGATTTAGAAAATCTATCACTTGTACCGAGTTCATTACAGCATGAGATAAAAGATGGAGATGGTGGACATAAAGTAAGATTGCAAGATACAATTGAAGATGAAAAAAATTCCGGTGCGAGATATTCTTCGGGCTTTACCGTAGAAACAGAAGGCTTGCTATCTATGTTACCTTATGAAGAACAACTTTTCATACGTTATCAATACGGTGATAATTCTCTAACTCAACCATTTGAAGAGTTTTTAGAGGAAAGAAATTTGACACAAAGGAAATTCACTAGACAAGCTAATCTTATTGTTAAGAAATTAAGAGATTTAGTTCAGAAAGAGGAGTTAGTATAATGCAGCCAAAACAATTACATTTATTTTTGAAAATTACTGACTTAAAAGATAAAGACAAATTCATTGACTATATGAAAAATAAATGTGCTTTGAACTCAGAACAAATTGCTGAGGAAAAAGAAGATGCTTTATTATTTCTTATTAAGCCAGATTATATTATGACTTCTAATGATGCTTTAAAATATGTTTCAGAATTAGATAAAATCTTTACTGAATTTTCTTATTTATATCCAAGAATTGAAGTGGTAGGAGAGGGAAATGAAAAAAGATAAAAATGAATTAAAAGCTGAATGGAAAAAAAGACCTTTAAAATTCAGAATTGAAGCAGTTATCCATGATGGTCAATGGTACACATTTGACAAATGGAAACGTGTAGCATTAGTAAAAGATGAAAATGATTTACTTGATTGGATTTATGAAAATCAAGACATTTTAATCAAGAAAGATGAATCATACCGTGTACCGTATGACGAAGTAATCAAATGGTATAAAGAACATGATTTACCATTAGACGAGCCACTTATTCCTAATAACTTTGCTCCACGATTATGGAGTGAACAAACAGAAGCGGAAGCATATTTAAATGCTCCAAGAAGATTGATTTCAGCTTTGCTTATTGAAGGCGAAGATAGTCAATTAGAAAAGAAATGTATTAGTATTTTAAATAAATACGCTAGAATTGTTTATCACAATAATAAACTATATGCTTATGGATTAAATGCTAATTATTTCAAAGATTTGTTAAAACGCCAACTTAGTGCTTCTGAATATGATAGATTGAAATTAAGATTAAGAAGTAGCTTCTATCGTAGAGATTTGCTAGATTTAACAGATGAATTTGTAGCAGAAACGTTGCTGTTCTATTATTCATTTGCTGTCTTAACATTGAAGCCACATGATAAAACAATCAATATTTATCTTCCTGAGCATGATGAAAAGAGAGCTCAAATTTATGAATGGATTCTTACAGCTATGCAGAAATTTGATGAAACTCAACCTATTCCATTCTCTGGTTATTTATCAAATGTACTTAGATTGTGGCCATATGACTTACCTGATAATGAATTAGGTAAACCTTTGTCTAAATTCCAACGTATTAGAGCAAAAGCTGAAGAAGAATTGAGTGTAGATAAAGAAACTAATGAGAAAAGAATTGTTCCAATTAGTGAAATTCAACAATATTTAAGTGATACTTACACTGAGGAACAATTCCGATTGTTAGAAGAACAACACCAACGTTGGTTGAGCACTAGAAATACTGATACTTTAGTATGGCAAGATACAAATGAAGATAAAGCTGGTATAAATGTTTTTAAAGATACAAACTTTGAAGATACCAAAAGAGCTCACAATATTACAAGAGCAATCTTACGCTCTTCAATCAAAGCAGAATGCCCTCAAGTGGCAATTAACTTAATTGAAGATTTAGGAAGTTTAGATTTTGATTTACAAAAAATGAAAGATTTACCTGTATTATTCAAAACTACATTAGTTGAGGAATTGCTTAACAATGAAGAACCAGAAGAAGATGAATAAAGAAGATTTTTTAAAAGAGTTCAAAAGAGAAAAGCTTGAACAATCAGAAAATCCAAAGAAGCAAAAAACAAAAATTAACTTTACTAATCCATTCAAAAAAAGTAAAGATAAAAAAACTAATAAAAAGAAAAGAACTTGGGTAAAAGTTTTAACCAATCTATTTCTATTAGCAATTATGTTGCTTTGTAGTTTTGCGATATTTGCTGTCAAAGGATTCAATATGGTTGCTGATAAAGAATATTTAGCTAGAGTTGAAGAATTACAAAAATTGTCAGAGAAATCAAATGGATTAACTAATCTTACTTCTGATTATATATTTATACAATTCTTTTCAAAGAACTCTAATACAATTATGCTTTTCTCTGTAATTCTCTTAATTGTGGTAACTCTATTGGTATTCATTTTAAATATAACTGTATTCAAAAGAAAGAGGTATAAAAAATGACTTTAATTTCCATACTAGTCTATACATTAGTTATTTTACTAGCAAGTGTTACGACTTCAATTTTAATTAAGTCAAAAATAAAAGGAAAGAAAGCTATTTTATCATACATTCTTGTTGGTTTAATTACTCTATTCTCATTATATTTGACTGTATTTAACTTTATGTTAAATAAACCTACTGAAAATAAAACAAATTCAGCTAATACAAAAGTAGAAAATGTTTTACCTAATAGAACAGATGAAACAAAAGAGAACTTCTCAAAAGAAGGTGCTCTAGAAGCAGCTACTAATATGTTGAAATCTTTCTATGTTGACCCATCAAACAAATTATCTATTGATGATAGAATTAAAGGTATAGATAAAGACAAGAAGCTTGATAGCTACATTTCAGATTCAGCAAAATCTTATTTGTATTTAAAGGATTTTATGGATAAAGAAGAAGGCTATACAACTTCAGCAATGGCTATCTTAGCAATTATTAAAAACTTAACTGAAATTGGAAATGAAAATCTTAATCCAGTAAGTAATGATACTCAGTATGTTTATTTAGATGAAACAACTAGAATTGCTCAAATTCCACTTGATTATTATACAGGTGCTGGAGGAGCTGTTTCATTAGAAATGGTTTATGTTGATGGTCAATGGAAATTATCTCCATATTCTTTATTACAATCAATTCAATTAGCAAATGCTAAAGCAACTCAAAATTCACAATAAAATAAAAAATGAAAACAAGCCCAAAAGGCTTGTTTTTGTTTACACTCAGACTGACTTTGATATGTGTTATATCGTCATATAGTGAACGCTAAAACAGTTAAAACTGGATTTCGATAAATGTATCGACTATTCAGTAAAACAGCTTAGAGTCGCTTAAAATTAAACTTGCTAAAAAGGAATAATATAACTAACTATTAAAAATAAGGAGCAATACTCTTTTGATACTCAAGAAAGTTATTATTGAAAATATTAGGTCTCATAAATATTTAGAATTTGAACCAGCGTCAATTGGTGTTACTGCTATCTCTGGAGAAAACGGAGCAGGTAAATCAACCATTGTAGATGCTTTCTCATGGTCATTATTCGGAACGAGACTACATGGATTAAGAAATAAAAACTACATTAGAGAAGGTGTAGATGCAAAAGAAGAAACAGTACAAGTAACTTCCTATATTAGAGTTGGTAATACTGACTTTATGATTAGACGAAAGATTACTTCAAATGAAGGTGCTTGTGAATGTAAAGTATTCTCATATAATGAGGAACTTGGAGATTGGGAATTTGAATCTGGCCCAGCAGTAACTCATGCTGAATCGTTTATTCGCTCTGTTTTAAACATTGATGAAAAAGGCTTCTTATCTTCTGTATTTATTCAACAAAAACAAGTAGACCAAATTGTATCTGCTTCTCCAACTGAACGAGGACAAGTTATTGAAAAACTAATCGGTGTTTCTGCAATTACAGAAAGTACAAAATTAGCTAGAGAAGAATCAAGAGCTTTACAAAGAGCTGCAGATATTATCCAACCAGGGTCTTTAGAAGATGAAAAAGCAAAGGTGGAAGAGTTTAAAGTAGCAGTTAAAGATGCAAAAGATAAACTTGAAGAAGTAAAAACAGCTTCTAAAACTCTTGAACAAGAACTTGTTGTTTTAAGAGCAACAGAAGAAGCAGAAACTGAATTACAAAATCACTTAGATAACTTAAATACAAGTTTAGAAAATGTTAAAACAGATGATAATTACTTAAAAGATAATTTAAAAAATTATACAAAAATTCTAAAAGATAACTCTGAAATTTCTATTGATTACAAAATGAAAGAAATCATAGAAGAAGAGTTAAGCGAATCTTTAGAAAAAGAAAAAACCATACAAACAGAGCTTAATAATATTAACATTCAAATTGCTAGATTTACTGAATTATTTGAAGAAACTTTGAATTATGAAGAAATTAAAGAAACTTATGCCGAAGTATCGAATTATTACAATGATATGTTAGGTAAGAAATCTGAATTAGATGAAACTTTAATGGGATTAAAAGTAAAAGTTAAATCTGTTAAAAAACATTTAGAATTACTTAAGAGTGGAGCAGCCGAATGCCCAGTATGTGGCCATCCAATTTTAAATCCTAAAGAAGAGCTGAAAAAACATACTGAGGAACAAGAACAAAATAAAACAGAGTTTAAGAAACTTAAAGAAGAGTTAGAAGTCTTAGAAAAAGACATTACTGAAACAGCTCAAGAAAAATCTTATTATGAATACCAATTACAAAAAGCAACTGAACAAACTAATTCTGAAAAAGATTTCAAAAAAGCTAAAAGAGATAAAAAGACTAAAGAAGCAGAATTAAAATCTATTCAATTAGTAATTGCTAAGAATAGAGAACAATTAGCAGAAATCAATGCTAGCGAGAAACATAAAGACTTAATTGAAACTGCAAGACAACAAGTTACATTAAGCGAAGAAAGATTAAAAGAGAATAAAAAAGAAAAATCTCGCTTAGAAAAAGAAATCTCTGCTCTTAATGTTTTGCCTAAATCAACTTATAGAGTACTTCTTAAAAATCTAAAAGATAAAGAAGAATTATTAGTTAAAACGAATATTCAAAAAGCATCACTTGAAGGTGAATTAAAACTTATTGTAGAAAAAGCTAGACAAGCCGTTTCTGATTATAAGAGATGTAAAGAAGCAAGTGAAAACTATGAAAAACTTCATAATCAAATAACAATTATGAATCTTACTAATCAAAGTTTGATTAAATTCAAAGAGCAACGTATTAAAAATTCAATACCAGAATTAACGGACATTGCTTCAGAAATTCTTGCAAGATTTACTGATAATAAATTTACTCAATTGATTCTTACAGATAAATTTGAAACATTCGTAATAACAGAAAATAATGTTAAAAGACCAGTATCACAATTGTCTGGTGGAGAATTATCAGCAGCCGCAATCGCTTTAAGGTTAGCAATAGCTTTATTCTTAAATAATGGTCAACAACACTTACTTATCTTAGATGAAGTTCTAACTGCAATGAGTAGTGACCGCTCTCAATTGATTTTAGAAACTATCACTTCATTAACAAATGCACAAATTATTTTAATTGCTCACAATGATGGTATTAACTCATTTGCTGACAAAGTAGTACATTTGTAAAAAATTATGATATAAAAGGAGTAACAAATGAAAGGTTTATTTAAAACTGAGGGAGCAACCACTAAAAAAAGACATCGTAACAATGTAAGAATTTCTTTTGACAATGCTGATAAAGCAAAATTGTTACACATATTCAAAGAAGTATCAGAATATTACCTTACTAGAGCTCATACAACTATTGACAGCGATATTGAGCAAGAGATTTTTCAAAATTCAATAGATGCTTTTAATTTTTACTTATCAGAAATTACTACAAATCCTAAACCATCTGTACAAGATGATAAAGTTTTTGAAGTGATTCTAAAAAATGAAGGCAAAAATAAAGTTAAGATTAAATATAATGCACTTCATGCTAAAGAAACATTTGATAATAATGCTGATTTAGCAAATAATATTAAAGACATTTTATTTGAAGATTATGCCACTTCTGTAAAATATTCTACTATTGGATATATTCAAATAAACACTAGAAACAATTAAAGGAGAAACAATGGTTTTAGAAATTAAACAAGTAAAAAAAGACCAAGCTAAAAAGAAACCTGAAATCATTAAAGAAATTTCAGAAGTTACAGGTTATACACAAGTTGAGGTAAAAGATATTTTAAGAGCTTTTGTTGCTATTCAACAAAGAGAGTTAATTCTAACTGGAGCATGGAACTTCCCTGGCATGCCTTATGTTGAAAGACACGTTAAGAAAAGTATGAAAAGAAAGTTGCCAGACTCTGACACAATTGTGGAATATCCAGCAACATGCTATTTAAAAGCAGGTATTCCACCACTAATTAGAAATCTTCATAAGAGCGCTTTTAGAGAAATCAACAATCAATTAAATGGTGTTACTAAAGAAGATTGGTACAAAAATAGAATTGTAGAAGATGATTAAAGAGCAGCCCTAGTGCTGCTTTTTCTGTTGATATAACTAATATTATAACAGTTATAAAGGAGAGTAATTAAATGAAGAGCAAAATAGCTCAATTTAACAAGTATTTACTTGTATTCTTTTCTCTTTTATGCTTCTTGGGCTCAATTTCATCTATCACCCAAGTTAATTTTGCTGACTCATCAAAAGATAAACAAAAAATTATAGATGAAGCAAATAGCTTTGATGGTGGAAATGAAGATGGCTTTTTTGCTAAAACTAATGGATTAAAAGGAAAATTCACTAGAGAAGAAACCATGAGTAATTTATATAAGTATATGTTTATGAAAGGTAATTATATACAAGAAGTTACAAATGGAGTATTAGGAAGCAAAGACGAAGGAGTGGACCATAGTGTAGTTAAGAAAAGAGGCGACACAAAGACTGTTTGTTATTTTGATAAACAACCACAAAATGCTTTAAACCACAATTGTGATATACCCACTTTTGCTTCTCAATTAGGGCAAGTTACTTATGCTTTAATGAACTCTCAAGGTGTATTGGGTGCAGAAGTTACTTCCGCTAAATCTGAATTAGGTGTACCTGCAGGTTTGCCAGGTGGTTCTGTACCAGTATTTGCAAATGAAAGAACATATAAATATACGGGCTTAGAACTATTCGGATACAACTTACATTATACTACTTATGTAGGTGAATGGGATAATGTTGTACCACAAACACAAGCTAGACTGATGTCAAACTTTGGTTTCTGGTCTAAAGCAAGATTAGGTGCTACTTCTGTATTTAATGGAGTAAGAGGTGCTATCAATGCAGCTGTTACTAAATTTGATTGGAACCCAATTAAATATATTGGTAATATTATTGATGGCGGTGCAAGTAGTGTCTTATGGACTATTGTTGACACTTCTGATTTGAACATTGTTGCTACTCACGCATGGAGTAGACCAGATTACAGTGCAACGGTGTACAACGCTTATTACATGAGCAGTAAAGAAGTTCATCAAAAAGGACAAGCTTGGCTTCTATCAAAATTTGAGGAAGAATTTGCTAAATTATCTTCACCAAATCCAGCAGTACAACAAATGCTTGATTTAAGTATTCGCTCATATAAATTCCCTAAATTCCAATACAAACGAAATGTAGAGAGCGAAGCAAGTAAAGCTGCTCGTAAAGAAGCTGAAAAGGCAAAAACAACAGTTCCCGATAGAGTTTATGAAACGGGCGCAGACCAATTCAAACAATGGAAAGATACTAATTCAGCATTTTTAGAATCTGCAAAAAGTGTTGGTATTGATTGTTCTGATAGAGAGCTTTATAGTGATTTTATTACTTGTTATGACGAAGCTTGGAATAAATATGCTAGTAAAGTTGTACAAGAAAATAAAGATGATGTAAATAAAGCTTTCACTGCTATTGCAGAAAACTATCTTAAAAAAGACCCACACTTTGACCCATCACGTTCAATCTCACATTATGTTTGTGCTGATGAAAATGGTGACCCAGTTGGACAAAGTATGGCTGAATGGAAATACGCTTTTACTGATGAAAATTCAGAAGATGCAGAGCATTTGGGTGATTGTGGAAAACTTCGTCCATCTATTAAGGGCGCTTTATATGGAAATGGTGAGGGTGATTATTCTGACACAAGATATAAACACTTTATCACAAAAGGTCAAGTTGCAAAATCTAATGGCACAATTAGTGTTTTTGGTGGATTCTTTAATTTCATTGCAGTAACAGCCGCTAAAATCACAAATTCTATGTTAACTCTATCATTCTCAAATATTCTAAAAGAACTAGGAATTAGTAGTATGATTGCTAAAACAGTTGAAATCTTTAGAGATAGTATTTTCTATCCTTTATCAACAATTGGTATAGCAATAAGTGCTTTTTGGATTCTTGTTTCATGTTTTAGAATGGGATTTGGTAGACAAGCATTTTCTCTATTATTACTTCTTGTGATTACATTCGGTGTTGGTGTTGCTCTATTAGCTAAACCAGAACAAACAACTCAATTAGTAGAAGAATTGCCAAGTAAGATTGATAACTTCTTAATCAATGTTATTACAGTTAAAGAAGATGATAAAGCTACTCAATTATGTAGTGCAACAGGTGGAGACCATACTGGTGTAAGAAAAATGCAATGTCAAGTATGGAAGATGAGTATATTTGACCCTTGGGTTTACGGACAATGGGGAACTTCTTATACTAACTTAGAATCATCTAAATTTAGTAATACAAATCAAAGTTTAGTTGGTGATGCACCTGTTAATATGGGCGGCGGAAGCATCATTAACAACTGGGCATTGTATCAATTAGATGTAACTAAATCTGGTACTATTACAAATACAAATCCTAAAGAAACTGACAACACTATCAATAGAAACATTTATCGTATTGTAGATTTACAAGCAGGGCCAAATAATGGTAAGGAATCTGATTCAACTTATTTAACAACATGGTCAGGTGCTGGATTAAATAGAGATAGTTATCAATTTAGAGGCGCTATTGTTTCTATTTGTCTTACTTTCTTATTAGGTGGATTAGCAATAGCAAAAATTGAATATACTTTATTGATTGCTATTCAAGTATTCATCTTACCAATTCAATTAGCATTAAGTTTATTCCCTGGTGGAAATGTAAGATTTAAAAATTATATTGAAAACCTATTGAACTTATTCTTTAAACGCTTCTTAATAGTTCTTGTTATGTCATTGGCTTTACTAATGTTAACAGCTATTGATTCAGGTTTGGATAACTATAACACTGTTTTCTTTGGAGTAGTTATTGTAGCTGTTGCTATTAAGATGTATTGGAAAGAAATAATAAATCTATTTAGTATGACAACTAATAATGCTGGTTCATTTATGAGCGGTGGAATTAGAGAACAACTTAAAATGAGTAATATGCCCAAATTCTTACAACGTAGATTACCAAGATACACAACTGGAGTTAAAGATAGTATTGCAGGCGGTGTTGGTGGTGCCATTGCTGGAATTGGAGCTAAAATTGCTGACGAATCTAAAGGAATTTCAAAAGGAAGTCTGTTATCTTATGTAACAGAAGGTACTAAGAAAGGTTCTGGTTATGCAAGCCGTAGATTTAATATGATGAATGAAAATCGTCAAAGAAAAATGGGTTATAGTGCTTATGACACATTAGGACAAATAAGAGAATCTGTTGCTCAAAAACAACGTGATTCATTCAATAGTGAAACTTCTACAATCGCAAACAACTGGAAGAACATGGAAGCTGTTTTAAGAAATGAAATTGTTGAACATGAAGCTAAGAAAACTCATGAAGATTTCTTAATCAATAAGAAAACTGAACAATTAGAAAAACTTAAAGTTAAAGCAACATTAACTCCTAATGAAGAAGCAGAGATTATCCATTTAGAAAAAGAATTAGAACAACATTATGCTAATAAAGAAGATTTATTCTTTAGAGATACTAATATTGAAGCTGCAACTGAATTGCTAGAAAGAGCTAAAGCAAGTAATTATAAATTTGACAATAACAAAGTTAATGGTAATTTCTTAGCTATGCAACCTGGTCAAAGAGAAATTAGAATTGATGAAAAAGGTCATAGACACTCTGAAATTCTAACAACTGAAGAAGCAGTAGAAAGATTCATTGATACAGCACCTGTCAATATGAGAATGATTAAAGCTGATGATGAAAAAGCACTTCAACAATCTTTAATCAAAGAAGCTAAAGATAAAGCTACTGAAGCAGTCAATAATGTTAAAGATAAATTCACTACTAATATAGATGAATTTAAAGATAAGACTGGACTAAACTTCAATGATGAAATTATTTATGAAGAAGCATTTTGGACTAAACCTTATACTGAAGCAGAAGATGGAAGTAGGACTTATGGACAAAGTGAAGCTGAGAAATATATTTCAGAATTTGATGAAACAGCACCAGAATTGGCAACAGCATTTAGACAATTAGCTGCATTAGCAAAACAATCATCAAATGGCATAATAAAAGAAAAGAAAAAAGATAAAAGTATTTACAAAAAATCAAAACGGCAAACTCTAAAAGATAGATTTAAAAAATCAAAAGAAAAGAACGAAATTTCACAAATGAAAGATTTAATAAAAGAATCTGTCTTAAAAGACTCAGAAACAAAACCTTTAAATAAGAGAGGAAGCACAACTAAAAAGGATTCAGATTTTGACGATATGAGCAATAAAGAATTTGAAAATCCTTTTGAAGATTAAATAAGAGCAAGGAGAAGTCTTAAATGCAAAAAATAAAATACATTCTATTGACAGCATTGAGCACTCTTATGCTCTTTGCTTCAACTCAAAACGTAGTTCAAAATTCTAGTGCAGACTTTAATCCAGTTTCTTGGATTGTCTGCCGTTTTGACTCTACAAAAATGCTATATAAAGCTGCAACTACTGATTGGATTCCATATATGGTTAGGTCAAAAACATCATTAGCAAGTACTAGAACAAATGGTGAAGATTCTAACAATATTATAATGAGTATGGCTGGATTCAAATTCGGTGGAAAACAAACAAATTCACCTAATATATTCCAAAAAGTAGGATTGTCAGGTATTGAATACAGTTCTTACTTGGGGGAATGGAAATACTATGACATTGACCCATGTGAAGAAAACTCTAAATCAAAAGCTTCTGACTATGGAGAATATTATAAAGATAGAAAAGACCCACAATCAACTTATGGAGAAGTTAATACTTCAAGAGACCCTAGAACAAAACAATTTGCTCAAGGATTCTTCAGTGCATGGTGGGCTGCTATTAAACTATCTGTTAATAATTTCTTCTTAGGAATTTCTAAATTTATCTCAGCTATTACTATTACATTGTTTGGACTAGCATTTACTGATGTGAGTGATTTATTAGGATTAACTCAAGATTTTCAAGAGGGTATGTTCCAAAAATTATACTCTAATTTATTCATGCCACTTGTTACCCTTGTATTCCTATTAACAGCTATGTATATTCTATACTATGGAATTATTAAGAGAGAATATAGAACTTCATTGATAGGTGGGTTAGTAAAACCATTGCTTGCATTTTCTACTGCTGTTATCTTTGCTGCTAATATTACTTGGATTACTATTCCAAATAAATTAGCAACATTAGGAACGAGTTTAGTAACTTCTGCATTAGTAAGTAATGTTAAATCATCTACTAGTGATTTATGTGACACTTCAACTGGAGCAGAATTAGACATTACATCAAGCAAATTCTTAGATGAAGCAAATGAGAGAATGAAGAATATAATTGCTTGTAATATGTATGTAGAGTTTGTCTTTAAACCTTGGACGAGAGGACAATTCGGTACAGATTATGACCAATTAGATGCCATTCAATTACAAAACATTAACAAGAGTTGGGTAGGAGAACCTAATGTTGTATTAGGTGACAAAAAGATTGCGAACTGGGCTCTATTCCAAGTTGATTTACAATCTGGTTACCATGCTCCAATTGACGAAATTGACTCACCACTTGTAGGTGGAGTCGATAAAGACTGGTACCGAATTGTAGATGCACTTTCTAACTATGATGAAATTGTTAAGTCATTTGGCTCATCAAGTTCAGGCGGAAGTGGCGGCCCAGATGGTGATTTAGGTGGAAGCTCAGGTGGAGTGGAAATCAAAACAAATCCCGACCACTGGTCAACTGGTGACCCATATACACACGATTTATTTACAAAACGTGACGGTATTACAGAAGAACAAATTGACGGATATTTAGCAAAAAGTGGTATTCCATTTGATAAAAGTCGTGTAAATGGTAAAAACTTCCTTGCATGGCAAAAAGCGTCTGGTGTTGACGTGAGAGCTCTTATTGCGATTGCATTATGGGAAAGTAGTTATGGTACTGCTGGAGTTGCTATAAGTGGTAATATGTGGAACTATGCGGCCTTTGACTCCGACCCTGGCGCTTCGTTGGCATTTAATGATAGTATAGCTATTGTTAAAATGGCAAATGAAACTCTTATCAATAACAAAAACAGAAATTTTAAACGCCAAGATGATAAAGCTTTAGCTAATGCAAATGGAACTCTTAGACCTGAAGATGGTGGGGTATACTTTACTGATACATCAGGTCATGGAAAGAAAAGAGCAGAAACTATGGCTGAAATTGATGCCTATATTGATGCACACGGCGGAGCGGCTGATAAAGCAACAAACACCGAACCAGGTACTGGACAAATTGCAGATTCAGATATAGCAGGTTCATTAAGTGGTGGAAGTTCAAGTGGAAGTGGTAAGATTTATGAACAAATCAACTCTAAACCATTAGATGAATGGAGTTATTGGACTGGTAATAAGAGTGGAGAAAGATTTAATCAAACATTTATTTCAATGTTCTTAACAATTGTAGGAAGTATTCTTCCTTTACTATTCGCTCTATTATGTACTATTTATGGATTAGGAATTACAATTCTTACTATTGTTGCACCTATATTCTTACTCCTTGGATGTTGGGGTGGTAAAGGCCAATCAATACTTAGACAGTATTTTGGAACTGTATTATCAACAATGCTCAAGAAAGTAATAGCAAGCTTCTTACTTGTGATTAGTGTTATCATTAACACAAATCTTATAGCTATGATTAACTCAGTTGGATTGATACAATCACTTGTCTTTACAATGATTATTTCATATGTACTATTCAAAAATAGAGCTACTATCATTGATAGATTCAGTCAAACAAGTTTAGGACAAATGAACTTATCTGGTTTCAGCAAGGGTGTTAATGTATTTAAATCTGCTGGTAAATTGGCTTTAGGACTTGGTGCTTCTGCGGCTACAGGTGGTATTGAAGCTAAGAAAATTGGTGGACAATTCTCTAGCGGTATGTCGTCTGGTGTTTCTACTTTCATCAAAAACAAAGCATATACTACTCAATTTGGACGTAATACTATGCAAGGTTATGCTGGAATTTCAGAAAAACATACTAAGCATATTTGCGTAAATTGTGGTAGAGAAATTGGATTTGGTGACATTGGTTATCGAGATGATGTGGGTAATTATTACTGTTCTGAATGTGCTTCAGTAGAGGGCTACGAAAAATTCTCTGAAATCATTATTGAAGAAGAAAATAACTCAAATCGTAATTACCAAGAAGAAGTTACAATTGTTAGAACAGAAACTACAAAAGACGGCCAAAAAATGGATTTTGCAGAGCAATTCCATCAACCAACATACAAAGACATGAGAACGGTCATGAAAGTTACAACTAATGACTGGGATAGAGAAGAAACTGAACGTGTAATTAAAAATTCTCTTGCAGCTTATAAAGCTCAATTATTCCAAGATACAAATTCACCATCAAACTATATGTTAAGTACTAAGAAAGGTGAAAAACCAAAACAAGTAATTTTCAAAGATATTCCATTACCTGACCCAATTAGAGCTAAGATTTTAGGTTCAAATGCTTCACAATTGATAGCTCAAGGGCGTAATAGAGAGTTCTATGACTTAGTAGAAAATGCTTGGAAGGATTGGTATGTTGACACTAATAATTCAAGAATTAAGACAAACAAAATCAAGAAAGAAGATTTAACAATGTTTGATTATGATAATATTGACATATCTGGTGTTAAATTCAACTTTGATAAAGGAGATACTTCTGATGAACTTGATTTAGAACAATAAAAAGAAAGCAAATTTTGCTTTCTTTTTTGCTTTTTAAGTGGAAATTTTGGAATAATATAACTATAAAACAAAATCACAATTGATTTTAGAAAATATTATTTTAGGAAGGTAAAAATGGCAGCTAAAAAAGAAACTAAAACAAATAACATTGTAGAAACTGAAGCAGTTACACAACCACTAAACAATACCAAAAAAGAAGCTTTCTTGAAAGCACTTGCTGATGTTTCATCAATGAAAAATGTTGGCCAAATCGCTTTACTAACTGACATGAGAGAAGAAAATGTTGCTAAAACTTCATCAGGTAGTATTGTATTGGATAGCATCTTAGGTGGTGGTATTCCTAAAGGCCGTATCATTGAAATTTACGGACCAGAAGGTTCTGGTAAAACATCTATTGCTCTTACAGCTTTAGGAAATGTACAAAAAGAAGGTGGTACTGGAGTATTCCTTGATGTTGAACAAGCTTTTGACCCTAATTATGCTAAAGCATTAGGTGTTAAAATTGATGAATTGGGATTCTCACAGCCATCTGTTGCTGAAGAAGTTTTAACAATGATTCTTAAATTGATTGAAACTGGAACAGTTGACATTATCGTATTGGACTCTGTTGCAGCTATGACGCCAAAAGCAGAATTGGAAGCAGATTTAGAAAAAGCTTCTATGGCAACCCTTGCTCGTGTTATGAGTAAAGCAATGAAACGTATCGCTCAAAAAGCTAATGAATTTAACTGTACAGTAATCTTCATTAACCAAATTCGTGATAATGTTGGGGATATGTGGGGCCCTAAAACTTCAACACCTGGTGGTAAAGCTCTTAAATTTACAGCTTCTCAACGTATCGAAGTTAAGAAAGTTCGTTTAGTTACAGAGGGTGACAACACGATTGGTACTGAAGTTAGATTGAAATGTATCAAGAATAAAGTTGCAGCTCCTTATGGAGAAGGCTTGACAGTTCTTACTTTCGCAAAAGGTATTAACCGTGCAGCTGAATGTATGGTTGTTGGAGAAGATTTAGGAGTACTAATCAAGAACGGTCGTACTTATACATTTGAAACACTTGATAATATTGATGTTTCAGGTTATAACTCTACAGTAGAACAAGAGGGTGACCCAGAAAATGGTGTGCCAACAATTATTAAAATTGCTACTTCAAAAGCTGGATTATTAGAAGAATTGGAACAAAACGAAAAACTTCTTTCAGCAATCAATAAACAAATTGAAGAAGTAATTAAATCTAATATTATTAACGGAAAGAATGCTGAATAATGAAAAAATTTAAAATGATTAAAGTTGCTATGGTGGCTGCAGTGGTATTATTATTTGCTACTGCTTGCACCAACAACTCAAAAACAGAAAATAATACAAATTCAAATACTGAACAAACAACTAAAGAAAATCAATACATTGCTAATGCTTCATTCTATTTAGGAAAAGATGGTAAAGCAATTCAAGAAAAAGACATTGATAAAAATGCTGTTGTTGTAAATTGGTATGTTGACCCATATTGTCCAGCTTGTGTACAATTAGAAGAATTAACTAAAGATACTATCAAAGAATACATTAACAACAAGAATGTGGTCATTAAGTATAACATTTTGAGTTTCTTGTCTGCAAGAACAGTTGATGATTATTCAAATAGAGCAGCTAGTTGGATTTTAGGAGTAATCAGTGAAAGACCAGATTTAGCTTATGATTATTTTACTAGCGTATTATCTGTGAATTTCCACCCAAATGGAAAAGCAAAGGAAGATAGTGCTTTCAAGGATTTATTTATTAAATTAGGTGGAAAAGAAGAAGAGTGGAAAGTAATTGAAAGAAAACAAAAAGATTTAATTGAAGAAGTCAAAGCTAATACAATTAGAGTTTTCAATGATAATGAATTGGCTAAAAAATCACCAACAGGTAAATTATTTACTCCATTCATTGTAGTTGGCGATTCTGAAAAAGCTATTGATTTTCAACATGGCGACAATCCAATTGATGAAATTAAGAAAGCAATTGATTCAAAATTAAAATAAACTAAAAGATAAGCATTTTTGCTTATCTTTTTATTTTCTCAAACTGATTTTAATATGCGTTATATCGTCACTAGTGAAGCGCTAAAACAGTCAAAACTAATTTTCGATAAATGTATCGACTTTAAATAAAAACAGCTCAGAAACGCTTATTTTTCGAGTTATTACCTTGAAAAAATAGAATAATAGAACTAACTAAAAATAAAAGGGGTTTATATAGTGACTAACAAATTTAACTATGAAGAAATACAAAAATTGTTAATTTCTAGTTTGTTCAATCAACAACATAAAATTACAGAAGCTGGAACAATAATTGACCCTAAATTCTTTAAAAATGAAAATTATAGAGAAATATATATTGCTCTGCAAGATTTGTATGGTAAATCAGAGGCTGAAGAAATTTCTGAGGTTGAATTATATTCTAATTTAATTGATAAAGGACTTAAGCCAGACACACAATTTATTGTATCATTAAGTAATGCAGATACTTCTCAATCTCCATTAGCTTTAGCTGAATTGCTTAAGAAAAAATATGTGCAATCTGAAACAAAAGAATTGTTAACTAAACAATTAAAAGAATTAGACGAAAACCCAGATGTATTATCAGTAATTTCTACAAGTGAAGAAAAATTAGCTAATCTTGCTTCAGACATTATACCTAAAACAAAAGTTGATTTTGCTGAAACAGTAAATGAAGTAGTAGAAAAAGCTTCATCAGAAAATGAAGTTGATTTAGATGTAGTACCACTTTTCAATCCACAAATGAATAAAGTATTAAATGGTGGTTGGCAAAAAGGTAGCTTAAATACAATTGGTGCTCGTACAGGTGTTGGTAAAACTGTATTTGCCATCAATGCAGCTGAAGCTGCTTGTGCAGCTGGAAAAACTGTTTTATTTTTTTCTTTGGAAATGACTCGAACAGAACTTGCTGAACGTATGCTCTCTTCAGTATCTGGTGTTGCATCTTACAAGCTAAAACCAGGTTCTCATAGAACACCGTCAGAAAATGAACGAATTGCTCAAGCAACAGAAACAATGGCAAATTTCTCTTTAGTTGTTGAAGATGATTCGGATATTACAATTGATTATATTAGGTCAAAAGCAAAAGCACAAGCTGCTTCTCCAGAGGGGCTTGATTTAATTATTGTAGATTATTTACAATTGATTAACCCAGGTACTAATAGAAGTCATGCTAATCGTGAACAACAAGTAGCTGCTATGTCCCGTGGGTTAAAAGTTCTTGCTAAAGATTTACAGGTTCCTATTATGATTTTAGTACAATTGAATCGTGAGTCAAAAGATGAAGATGAAAATAGACTGCCATCTAAAGCGGATATTCGTGAATCTGCAGGTATTGCAGCTGACTCAAATGTAGTATTGATTATTCATAGAAAATATAGAGATGAATCGCCTGACCCTAAAGCTTTATTTATTATTGATAAGAACAGGGGCGGACAAGCTGATAAAAAATTCCAAGTAAGATGTGTACTTGAAAAATCTATGTTTGTTGATGTTGAACCAGAGGAAGATGAAGTTGAAGTTACAAGAAATGACTTAACTAATTTAGACGAAGAAGATACTAACATTCTTGATAATTCATTTATAGACACTGTTGCTGATAATGATGATGAATTTGATTCTTTATTTGAGGAGTTATAAAATGGCTAAAAAATTATTTGATGAACTTAAAATAGAGAAAAAAGAAAAATCAAAAGAATTTATTGGCTACCTAATGAAAAGTGGTTTAATAAATGATGTGGAAGAATATATAAAAGAAGTTTATACAGACCAAGCATTAAAACTTAAACTCAATACTTTTGAATTTTTTAATCATAAAGTAAAAACATTACATGAAAAGTATGTAACATTGCTTAATTATGATGAAGAAGAATTTGAGCAAATTATTATACTACATGCTTATTTTAACTTGAATTTAACAGAAAAATCATTTTTAGAGATTTGGAACAAATACCAACAAGGTGAATATAATGACTTACTAGAAGAAGATGAAGAAGATTTTGAAGATGATTTAGATTGGGGGGATTAAATGCCAGAATATAATCATAATAAAACCAATTCTGACTCTTATAAAGAATATTTAAAGAATAAACAATCCTTAAATGCTCAATCAAAAACAGAAGTCAAAATTGCTAGAATTAAAGAAAATATTGAAACTTGGGAAAGAGATTATACTAAAGTTAAAAATATTAAATTAGATAAAGACTTTGTTAAAGAAATACAAAGTGCTTATCCTATTAGAGCTGCTTTATTATATTCTAATCCAAAAGAAAATCTAACTTATGCTTATACTATTGCTAAATCTTGTATTGCTCTTGGATTGAAACCATCATCAGTGTGTATTACTAATCTGAATGAATGTTATTCTACAATTAGAGGTTTCGGTGACCAAGCAAAAGTTAAAAATAAAATTTTCAATGAAGAAACAAAACTTTTAATCATTGAACAAGTCAGGCCTAATAGACCAACTGATGTTCAAGATAATGTTACATCATTTATGAATGAGTTAAGTTCTGCTCTTTTAACAAGAGATAACTTAGGAATTATCTTTGTTGGGGAAAGTGCTGACTCAGTAAATTTCGCAAGTAAAAAAACAAATCCTAATTGGACTTCGTTAGAGAACGCTAATATTGAAATTTACAAAGATACAAAAGCTCAACAATCAAATACTCAGAAAAAAGTTGTAAAAAGATTAAAATTAAAACCAAAAAAAGAATAATGTTAATTATATTAAAATAATTTAGAATAATATAACTATACAATATTAAAATGCTATATAAAAATAAATCCAAAGGAGGTGAAAATATGGATTCAACAGAAAGAGAGATAATTTATTCAACAGATGAAAGATTTGATTTAATTAAAAATTTATGTCATTTAAGCAAAAATCTTTATAATGCGAGTCTCTATGATGTTAGACAATATTACTTTGAAACTAAATCTTATAGAACTTGGCAATCACAAGCACCTCTTTTTTCTAAAAATAAGCAGCCGGATTATTATGCACTGCAGTCTCATTTGGCTCAACAAGTCTTAATGCAAGTAGGGCGACAATTTCTAAGTTTCTTTAATAATAAATCAAACAAAAAGAAAAGAATACCTAAATATAAAGATAAAAATGGCTATAACGTAATTACTTTCAATAAAGTAACTATATCCAGGCAAGTTGATTTTGATGAAGATAAACAAATTTACACTTATACTTTATGTAAAAGAAGTTATAATCTTAAAATTCAATCAACAAAACCAAATGTGAAAATGGTTAAATTTGTTTATGATGAAGCAAATGATTTAATTAAATGCTTCAAGATTTATGAAATTGAACAGCCAAAATTGAAAAGAGATAATTCAAGGTATTTCTCAATTGACCCAGGTTTGAATAATATTGTGTCAATATACAATAACATTGGAATCCGACCGTTATTATACAATGGCAGACCAATCAAAAGTATTAACCAATATTATAACAAAACTAATGCTAAATTGAAGTCAGAATTACCTACTAATGTTAAAAGCTCTAAAAGATTAAAACAATTATCTCTCAAACGAAATAACAAGATTGATTATGAAATGCACAAAATCTCAAGCCATATTATCAATGAAGCAGTAAAAAATAACATTTCAAAAATCATTATTGGAAATAATGTTGGTTGGAAAAATGAAATCAATATTGGCAGAAGAAATAACCAAAATTTTGTTAATATTCCACACACAAAATTATTTAATCAATTGTTATATAAAGGTTTATTAAATGGAATTGAAGTAATTTTCACAGAAGAAAGTTACACTTCCAAAGCAAGTTTCTTTGATAAAGACGAATTACCTGTTTATGGAGAAAATGATAATTACAAATTTTCTGGTAAAAGAATTACTCGTGGTTTATACAAAGATAGTAAAGGTAATTTATGGAATGCCGATTTAAATGGTGGGGGAAACATCATGAGAAAAGTTTCAGATGAAGCCGCCTATAAAGGAATAAGAAAAACAAAAGAATTGATGAAGCGACCAATTCTAATAACATTATAAAAGTGGAACTCAATTTAATATAATGAGAATGTAGGCACTTGCAGGTGTGCTGTTATGAGGAATTAAAATCTAATTTAACGGGTCTATAAAAATCAAATTACATTTATACACATTTAATTGACTTATTTAATACTTTTACTAAAATAATTTGGAATAATATAAACATAGGAAATTTATTAAATTGTTTTGATTGATAAATATTTAAATGAAAGTAGCACTCAATTTAATATAATGAGAGTGTAGAGGCACTCGTAGGTGTGCCATTATGAGGAGTTAAATCTAATTTAACGAATCTATAAAAATCAAATTACATTTATATACATTTGACTGACCTATAACTAACAATAACTTTTTAAAGAAATGAGGTAGTATAATGAATACTATTAAAACAGCTGTAATTCTTGCTGGCGGACGAGGTACTAGATTAAGTGAGCAAACTCATAAAATTCCTAAGCCGCTTGTAGAATTACATAACAAACCAATCATTTTGCACATTATGGAGAAACTCGCTAAAGACGGTATTGAAAAGTTTTATATTTTGGGCGGTTACAAAATCGAAGAAATTTATAAATACTTTTTAAGTAATATTAACATTTCAAACAATAAATTGATTTTCTCAAACGCTTTGTCAGGCTTGGAAATGACAAATAATTTGTCATTCTTGAAAGATATTGAAGTTCAAATCTTAGATACAGGTTTAGACTCTGGTACTGCCCAACGTTTGTATCAATTGAAAGATGAATTGAAAGAGCCGTTCTTAATGACTTATGGAGATAGCATTAGTAATGTTGATACTTCAGCTATTGAAAAATTACTTTTAGAAAATGACGAAACTATTATTTCTCTATGTGCTGTACCTAAAAAAGAACGCTTTGGATTACTTACTATTGAAAACGATTCAGAAGTAACAGCATTCAAAGAAAAAAGCAATGACTCAAAAGAATTTGTAAATGGTGGGTATATTTGTATGAAACCTGAAATTTTCAACTTCTTTACTGAAAAAGATTATGACTTCTCTCATGATGTATTAGAAAAGCCAGAATTGATTGGTCATTTAAGAGCTCATATTCATAATGGATTTTGGAAAGCTATTGATTCACAAAGAGATTTAGAAGAAGCAGAAGATTTACTAAAGGAGAATTAAACAAGTGGAATTTACAGTAAATACTATTCAATTTGCTAATGTAGCAAAAGTCGTTATTAAAGGTCTTGACATGAAAGATGAAGTAAGTCAAGCATTACTTAAACTAGATGGGGATAAATTGATTATCCAATGTACTTCTCAAACAACATTCTTTAAAGGAGAGATTCCCGTATCTCATGTTAATAAAGAAACTAATGAAGTTACAGAATGGGCTGTTGATGGTAAACAATTAACAACAATTTTATCAATTTTACCAAGTTTCCCTATGGATGCCAAATTCACAATGTCCTCAAGCAATCGCCAATTTAACATTACTACTCGAAATGGTAAATTTAAATTACCAGTTAATGACCATGTAATTGAGTATAATATGGAAGATGTTACAATTCTTTCTGAAATTGACTCAACAGAATTTATGAAAAACTTTACACGAGCAAGCAAGTTCCTTGACTCTGAACCGCTATCAACAGCGTCAGCAACTTCATGTTTACACTTAATCTTTGATGATAAGATTAAAATGGTTGGTACTAATGGATTTTCACTTGTTGAAATCGCAGTGGAACATGATTTGAAAGTTGACTCTGATGATACACCAATTGTATTGTTACGCTCTAATCAATTGAATCTATTAGCTAATGCTTTTGAAGCTAATACAACACTTACATTGATTGAATCTAATAACTTGTTTGGATATAAAGATAGCAACAATATTATTGCCCTTGTTTCTAAAGCAGATATTAACCCTCTTGCTTATGAAATCTTAAAAACTCGTGTATCAGATGAGCAAACAATTACCTTTGATACTAACTCATTAAGATTTGCTACTAATTCAATGTTTAAACTTTGTCCTACTTCTGACTTAATTCATTATGTAATCAATGATGATACAATGGCTGTAAATGATAATGAAGATGATATGAAGCTTACTGTTATTGACAAATCTGCTGATGATATTACATTGACTTTCTCTAAAATCTCATTATTGCCAGTATTTAATGTTTTAGAGGAAAATGTACAATTGACTTGGGCTGAAGATACACCAGAAATTGTTAAATTCAATGTACTTAAAGAAGATGGCACTGTAGATGAAAATGTTTTCATTGGTGTTACTCTTTATGATGAAGAAGATTGATGATTAACTATATAGAAGTGTGGGGACTTTCGTGCCTTACACTTTTTATAGCATTTCTGATAAACATTCTAACTGGCAAAAGAATATATAAAGAGATTTTTTCAGAAAAAAAAGATATTATTAAACATATATTGATTACTTTTATTAGTACTTTGATTATCTCTTGCTTAATTCTAAAGCTACTTCTCTATTTCAATATTGAAGAACGAATTAACTATATAATCATTTTGAATGCTGGAATATCTGTAAGTTTATATTCTGCAATAGAAATACTATTTACAGACTTAAAAACTTACAAAGCAAATCGTTGGTTACTTAGATACAATACTTTATTATTGTTATTGTTTAATATAATAATTAACTTTGATAAGGAATTGATACTTTTATTTGTAACAGGTGTAATTATTTTTGCTTTAACATTCAAGTTTGAAGATATAGGTATGTCTGATTGGAGAGCTATGTACATTGGATATTTATTGTTTTCACTTGTAAATATTTATCATAGTATCATTTCTTTAGCTTTAATATTGTTAGTATTAGATATGATAAGACGAAAGTACAAAATAGAAGCAATAAGTGGATTTATATTATTACCGTCCATATTGATAACATTTTTATATTATATAATTATTAGTAGTCTGTAAAAATGGAATAATATAACTATATAAAGGCAAAAATCAATATGAAAAAATCAAATAAATAGGAGTTTCAAATGACTTTATCATTAGAAGAACAAATGAGGATAGCAGCTGGTTATTCTGAGCAAGAGGGTGGAGAAGAGCCAAAGAAACATGAAGTTGTTCAACCAACACCAGTACAACAAACTACAGTTACTACAGAATATGTAAAACCAGAACCAATTAAAATTGAAGAAGAAAAACCACAAGAAGTAAAAGTGGAACAAAAAGTTACTAATGATTCTAACACAAAAGAAATCATTATCAATGCGTTGAAAGTGTATGAGAGATACTCTGAATTAACAGAATCTGAAAAGAGTGTTGTTATTCAATTCGTAAATGCTGAACCAAGTAATGATGTACCAACTATTATCGAAAAGGTTATTAGTGTTGATTCTTACAAACGAGAAAGTCTTATTAACTTTGTTGCAATCTTGCAAAAAGATGAAGTTAAAAGAGCATTTCGTTTAATGAGTTTTAATCAAAATCAATTAGAAAGCTTGGACGAAATTGCTTCACGTTTTATTTCAGATTATAAACAAATTCCATATTCAGAAAATAAAAAAATTGAATATGCTGAGAATTTAAATGATAATCTAAGAAAGTTACCAGAAAAAGCATTGACACTTTTAGAAAGATTAGAAGAAGTTTTAAATTACTAGAAAAGGAACAAAATGGCTAATATTATAGTAAGAGCAAATTTAGAAAAAGATACTTTACATTTTAAATGTAAAAAGAATTTACCTAATGTCATATTAAAAGAATTAGCCTCAGTAACAGAAACAGAAACAGATAAGGGGTATTTTTATGAAATGCCCCTACTTATGTTTAATTGTTATGTTATTTATAGGCTAAGTTTATTAAGTGATAAAATGGTTAAATACTTAGACCAATCTGAAAAGGAATATATAGAAGCATTAGCAAGCAATGTTGATGAACCAGAATTATACCTAAAAGATAAAAGTCATGTTGGAATTAAAGCTCCAGCACTTATCTCTTATACGAAACTATTAGGAATAGTAGGTGCAACTCATCATATGCTTACTATCTATTCTATTCCATTCTCCCGTATGTATGAAACTATTAGATTGATTACTTCTTTTTCTCACCCGTTTTTACCAAAATTTAAAATGTCGGAAGAATTAGAAGCAAAATTAACAGAACCATTAAGTAATGATTCAACTATTGAAGAATTATTTAATATAGAATTGTATGATTTAATTTCAATCAAAGATGGTTATCAAATCAAACCAGAAGGCTTCAAAAAACTTAAATATTACAACGCAGTCGATTTACTATTATCAAGACCAAGTTATTATATTGACAGAACTGAAATATTTAACTCATACAATGCTCCATTTGGGAAGAGAGTATTTATTTGTGGAAATATTGAGTCATTTTCAGCAAATCTAAACAGAAATGCTAGAATGATACTTAATGACGGACAAAGAAGTATTACAATTGACTTTTGGGGCGCAAGTTATTTGACTAAAATCTATCGCCCAGGTGATAAAGTTTATGTTTCTCTAACTAGAATTGGCAGAGATAAATTTAATGGTACACAAATATTACCAGAAGAAGAAGTGAAATCTTTACCTATTGTACCGATTTATAGACAATCTCCTAGAGCAAAGATTACTACTAAAGTATTAACAAGTGCTGTTCAAGAATTATTGCTTCGTTTTGATGGTAGTAATATAGGACACTATATTAAACATAACAAAGAAAGATTATGGGCTTCTCTTAAAAAGTTACACTTTCCCGAAAACGTTACTGAATATGATGAAACATTGAATAACTTATCTTATATTGAGTTATTCTATATGCAGTTAATTTTTGAACATAAGAAAAGAAATACAGAAAAAGCTTTAGGAATTGCAAAAGTTACTGACAATTCTAAAACAATGAAAGAAGCTATTGAAAAACTCCCTTATGAATTAACAAAAGGTGAAGGTTCACAAGAAGAAGCTATCAAGAAGATTATTCAGAAATTAAAAGAACCAACGGCCGAAAATCTCTTAATTAGTGCTGATACAGGTTCTGGTAAATCAACTATCGCTTCTGCAGCTTGCTTATACACTGTTGATTGCGGTTATCAAGCTTGCTTATTAGGACCAACAGAAATCTTAGCTAAACAATTGTATGATACTTTTGTCAAAATGATTGCTCCATTAAAAGATAAACCTGTTGTTGCTTATCTATCTGGTGCTACAAAAGCAAAAGAGAAAAAAGAAATCTTAAATGCAGTCAAGAATGGTACTGTTGATGTGTTGATTGGTACTCATTCAATTCTAAATGTTGAATACAACAATTTAGGTTTAGTTGTTATTGACGAACAACAAAAATTTGGAGCCAATCAAAGAGAAGCATTGCTAGATAGTAGAAAAGATGGCAGAAAAATTGATATTCTAAGTCAAACTGCTACTCCTATCCCACGAACTACTGCTCTTGCATTATATGGTGATGTGGAGTTAATCACTATTACTCAAAAACCTGCTGGAAGAAAAGAAAATATTACTCAATGGATTAAGAAGAATTCAGACACATTCTTAAAAGAACTTGTAAGTGCCGAATGGTCTCATATTTATAATGAGATAGTAAAAGGCCATCAAATCTTTATCGTTACTCCAGCTGTACAAGAAAAAGCAAAATCAGCTTCTGTTGAAAAGACAATAAAAATCTTAACTAGAAAATTTCCAAGTTTGAAAATTGAATATGTACATGGTGGTCTTGATAAAAACCAACAAAACAAAAAGATTGAAGAATTTAGAGATAAAAAGACTGATGTTTTAATTGCAAGTTCAATTATTGAAGTAGGAATAGATATTCCTAATGCTACAGTAATGCTAGTTCTTGATGCTCATAGATTTGGAGCAAGCTCATTACACCAGATTAGAGGTCGTGTTGGTCGTGGTAAAGACCAAGGATATTGCTACCTAATTTCAGATGCTGATTCAGAAAATGCTACTAGAAGATTACAGTCATTAGTTGATAGTAATGATGGCTTTGATATAGCAATGGTCGACTTAGGAACTCGTAAAGAGGGTGATATTTTTGGAGTAAAACAATCAGGTGAGTCTACTTTTAGATTCTGTGATTTGACTGACATTGAAACATTATCATTGATTGAATTAGCGAAAAGAGAAGCTAAACAAGTTTATGATTCTGAATTTAGAGATGAAGCTCTTAGAGATGCTTACATATTCCTAAAACAAAATGAGGAGTAAAAATGAACAATTTTAGAAAATTTTTGATTTTTTTAAGACAACAAAAAAATACAAATTTAAAAATGTTTACTCTAGCAATATTGGGAGTTCTTGCAGCCTTTATTGCAATTGGAGTTTTAACAGATATTTATTTACCATGGAATTACTTTATCAATACAGTTAGATGTATTTTCTTACTTGTTATTGGATTAGCAATGTTTTCTCTTGTTTATGTATATATGCCAGAGAATAAAGATTACAAAATCCTAAAATTAAGAGAAGCATTATCCTTTAAACAAAGATTAAATCTAAGCTTGCTTATTTGGTTTATTGTAATTGTATTGGATTTAATTCTAGTTAAATCAGGTAGTCCAACTTATACAGTTAGTGGAAGTGTGGTTTGTGCTATCTCATTAGGATTGATTACATTCATAAGACCTACTTATGATGAAACCAAAAAATTTGAAAATAATGTAACTGATGAAAGAGATATAATTAAAGAGAGAAAGGAAAAGGAATAACTCAAAAAGTTATTCCTTTTTGTTTCAAAAAAGGAATAATATAACTATACTATAATCTTTGCGAGAGGAGCTAGAATGGATAATCAAAACAAATTAGACATTACTGCTTTAAAAAGCGAAATTAAATTACCCGACTTTAAGGAAATAGAAGTTGTCAGTTATAGTAATTATTTTGATAACTTTTGGGACTCTTTAAAAGTTGAACAATATAACGAAACTTTAATAAGCACTGTCTTACAAATGAATGAAATAAACAATCAAATTAACGAATACACTCAAAAGAAAGTAAAAACAGAATTAGAATACAAACATAAATTACGTTATCATATTCTAACTGTTGAAGCTGCTAACGCTACTGAAAAGAAAATTCTAGCAGAATTAGCTTGTGAAAAACTGGAAGCAAGATTAGCTTATCTTTCTGAAATTATTCGAGAATTAACACAAAAAGCTAATCAACTTAGATTAGAATTAGACACACTGAAGACAATTGGATTTAATATTAGACAGGAAATGAAGCTTTAATGAAAAAACGTTATTATGTAATACCACTTGCTTTTATATTTTTTGTTTTATTTTCTTTTCTATCTCAATTTAGATTAGTTCTTGTTTCCGGTCAATCTATGGAACCGACACTTCATAATAACACTTTAATACTCTTACGCAAAGAGAATGAAATCCAAAGAGAGCACATTGTTTCATTTACTGCTCCGAAATCCTGGTCTTATTTAGAAGATAAAAGCTTGATTAAACGTGTTATTGCTGTGCCAAATGATAATCTAAAAATTGACTCTGACTTCGTGTATGTGAATAATAAAGAAAGAGTAAGAATTAAAGGTAAAGTAAAAATTGAACAAGAACTAGATATAACATTAAAAGAAAATGAATATTTTGTAATGGGTGATAATGTTGGTAAAAGTCATGACTCATTATATGAATACTCATTAGGAAATAATGATTATCTTGTAAAAAGAGATTTGATAACATACAGTACGGGGGATTATCCATTTGAAAAATAATTTAATTTTAATCATTGATAAAAGCTCTACTAATTTACTTAAAAGGCAAGAAGAAATTTTCCAAAAATGGAAAATTAACAAAGAAGATGTGGTGAAAACTACTACTTGGAGAAAAGGCTTAGTACAAAGTAAGAATTTGTTTGGTGGAGTACAAGCAGTTTGGTTAGATTTATCAGATGCACAAGCTGCAATGAACTTCAGCAAATTGATTCCAACTAAGAAGAAATTAACTGAAGAAAAACATTTATTTAATGGCAAATGGTGGGGTAATGGAGTAATTATAACTTTCTTATATCCCGACAAAGCTATCAACGGTAAAGAATCTTCTGCTGGATTAGCTTCTATTAAAAATCTTGTTGAATATTCAGGTGGTACTATTGAAGATAATTCAAGTAAGAGAGTAGATACTTTAAAAACTGATGTGCTTAAGAATATTCCACTTAATTCTAATATAAAAACACAACTTAGAGAATATGTGGGAGAAAATTTTGAAGCACTTGTAATGCTAGAAAAAGCATTAAAGAACATTCCAAAAGAAGAAATTCAAAAATTTACAATTCAAGATGTGGCTGTTTATCTTCCAGCAAAAAGTGGAGTTAAACTTCCTTGGGACGTTACAGGTGCTTTAGATAGACATAATCTAGCATTAGCATTAGATTGCTATAATAGAATGGTAAATAATAAAGTACCTATGTTTGGTTTAATTAGTTGGTTGAATAGACATTATCAATTAGCTTATGAAGTCGCTTCTTTATTGGAATCAGGTGTGCCAAGACGAGATATTTCTAAATGTTTACCAAAACAAAACTCTTATGCAATAAGCAATACTATTAGAGATTTAGAAAGTAATGGCACTTATCCCAAAGCTGAAACTTTAGAATATATACTAAAACAAACTACTGAATTGAATTTGTATTATAAAGGTGAACTTAGATGTATTGATAAAGATAATCATTTTAGAAATGTTTTAGCAAAGATTTATCAAGCACTAAGATGTAATACACCGTTACAATACTGAAAGGAGTAAAATGCCAAAAGAATTTAAAATAGCACAAATTAGTGATTGCCATTTAGGTTATAGGTCTGGGCAATTTCGAGATGTTGAAACAGGTATAAACTTGAGAGAACAAGATGGCTACAATGCTTTAGAGAAAGCAATTGATGAAATTGTCGAAGCCAAACCCGATGTTGTCATTTGTAGTGGAGATATGTTTCACTCTCCTAAACCAAGTATTTATACAATCATTCAATGTAAAAGAATTTTACAAAAATTAGTCAAAGCGGGTATTCCTTTTTATAATATAGCTGGAAACCATGACGCTGAAGACTCAATTAGAGAAATTCCAGCAAATGCTGTAATTGATGAGCCACTCTTAAATCTATATTCTTATACAGAGCCTTATGTTGTTGTTGAAATTGCACCGGGAATTGTTTGTCACTTTGTTTCTCACCATGGTTTCATTGCTCAACAAGAAACTATGAAACAACTAAAAACAATCAAAGGTAAATTTAATATTCTAGTAACACACGGCTCAGTATATGATACTAATATGAATATGATACTTCATTCAGAAAGTGAGCCACGTGAAATTGTAATCCCCGAAGAAATTATGAATATGGATTGGGATTATACTCTAATGGGGCATATTCATGAAAGAGGTTGGGTATCATCAACAGATGGCTTGACTGATACTTCAAACAGAAAACAATTCTATGGTGGTAGTTTAATTCGCCGTGGATTTTCTGATAAAGAATGTAAATTAGGTCGTGGTTGGACTATGTGGACTATCAAGGATAACAAAGAAATGACTCCAGAGTTCCATATTATCGAAGAACGACTACAAAAAGATATTATTATTCAATGTAAAGACAAAACTACTCTTCAAATTGAGCAACAAATTGCTAAAGAATTTAAGAAGATTGATTTTACACAAACACCTATTTTGAGAGTAACACTTGTCAATATTTCAAAACAAAATAAAACAGCATTAGATATGAGTAAATTCAGAGAAGATATTCAAAAATGCTTGACTTTTGGTATGAAATATAAGATTACTGAAGAAGTGGAAGCTTCTGATTCACAACGTGCTTCATTTAGTTATGATTTACATAGTGCTTATAGAGCATTTTGGGATATTGATAAAGAAAATTATACAGAAGATGTACAAGAACCAATCAATAAAGAAAGTGTATCATTACTAAATAAAGGTCAAGAAAAAATTATTAAATAAGGTGACTGAATGTTTTATAATATTATTTGTAAATATAAAGATGATGGCTTAACAGAGGAAGTTGCCTCTGACCTATCATATGGTGAAATGTGCCAATATTTGTTAGATTGTTTTGAAAATGAAGATAAGCCACGTTTTGACTTAAAAGTTATAGAAGAAGAACTTTATAACAAAACTAACAAATTGCTATATAATTCAATTGTTAAAAACAAATGGATTGTCTTTGATGATTACAAATTAAAAGTAAAGGAGTTTAAGAATAAAAATGAAAATTAGAGGCTTTGAATTAGTAGAAAAATATAAAAATGAAACAGATTTATTACCAGTTAGAGAAACAGCTCATGCAGCTGGATATGATTTAAAAGCTGCTGAAACAGTGACAATTCAACCCGGTGAAATCAAACTTGTTCCAACTGGATTAAAAGCATATATGCAAGATGGCGAAGTTCTTTATCTATATGACCGCTCTTCAGGTGCTAGAAAATTAGGAATTGTACTTGTTAACTCAGTTGGAGTTATTGATGGGGATTATTATAATAACCCAGGCAATGAAGGCCTTATGTATGGGCAATTCATTAACATTACAGATAAACCAGTAACAATTGAAAAAGGAACTCGTATGGTACAAGCTGTATTTGCTCCATTCCTTGTTGCTGACGGAGATAATGCTAATGGGAAACGTATTGGAGGATTCGGCTCAACTGGACATTAAGGAGCAACGAAATGAATTATTTTAAAAGTTTATTAAGTAAATCAACTAAACAATGGGTTACATTTCTTATTGCTTCATTCTTTTTCCTAAGCGTTATTTTTGCTTTGCCATTATTCTCTATTCCGTCAATTCTTGCTATGTTAATTTATTCTAATGTGTTAGCATGGTTCTTGGCTGGAACTGTAAGAAAATTTATCTTTAATCTATTTTCTTTTATAGGTTTATTGGTAATTGCCTCAATAGCTTCTACAATGTTAGAGCCTAATTATGTAGGATTGACAGGAGTATTTTTACCATCTGTATTTTTCCTATATTTTGGAATACTTGCAATGGTAGAAATGATTAAAAAAGATTATACACATAAAGCATTGTTAAGCTTTACTATTCCAGCAATAGATGTATCAATTGTTTTTCTATTATTTGCTTATACAAGTAAATTATCTATTTATCTGAGCTTATTCATTGCTATTTTGCTTTTATTTATTACTTCATTAGTATTTTATCTGTTATTCAAAAACAAGAATGAGCCAAATAACTTAAATACACACTAAACAGCTGTAGTTGCTTGCTAAGACAGTTTATCCTCACCTATGGATAAATTTATCATAGAAACTTAAAACTGCAGCTATGAACGAGCTAAAGCAATATAAAAATATTGCTTTTTTCTAGCATTTTTGGAATAATAAAACTAACTATAAAATTTCAAAAGGAGTCAAAATGGAAAAATCAAAATTTGTTCACCTTCATGTCCACTCAGACAATAGTTTGTTGAAAGGATATGGAACAATAACAGAATATGTTACTAGAGCGAAAGAACTTGGAATGGAAGCTCTAGCTTTGACAGATGCTAATACTATGACAGGTATCTATCAATTTATTGCTGAATGTAAAAAAGAAAATATTAAACCAATTGTCGGCGTAGAATTTAACATGGCTCCAATTACAAATGAACGTTTCCCTATGCGTGAAGTGGTTTATCAAGAAAATGTTAAACAAATCATCCCTAATAGAGGTGCTAATACTCATTTAACAGTTCTTGCAAAAAATGATACTGGATTACATAATCTATTTTTATTACTTAATGAGTCATTTCATCAAAATCACTTCTATATTGTGCCAAGAATTGATTTAGATTTATTGATTCAACACAAAGAGGGACTTATTATTTTATCTGGTGACCCAGATTCAGAGTTAAATATTAGATTACGCTATAATCAAATTGACAAAGCAAAAGAATATGCTTCAAGAATGAAAGCTATTTTTGGTGATGATTTCTATATTGAGTTAATGGAATACCAAAGCATTCCCGATTATTCCGCTAAAAAACTTGCCAAATTAGCAAAAGAGTTAGAGATTGAAACAGTCCTTACTAATGATGTGCATTATTTAGATAGAGAGGACGCTGTTCATCAAGAACATTTTATGGCAGTTGGAGCTAATATGAAATTATCTGAAACTCCTACTTATAGGGGTGGTATTAGACCTGCATTAGGTGGAAATAGTAGAAACTTTGCTGATTATGACCAAATGTATAAAACATTACCATACTTACCAGCAATCAATAATACAATTAAAATTGCTGATAAGATTGAAACAGTAAATCTTGAGTATGATGTGCACTTAAGACCAAAGCCAAAATTACCTGAAGGTTTTAATTCTGATTTAGAATATTTTGATTATTTAGTTGAAGAAGGCTTTAAGAAAAAACGTGCTCATCAATTAAAAGAAATTCAAGAAGTATCAAGAGAAAAAATTGCTTTCGAAAGAGAAGTTATTTTAAGTAATGACTTTATTTCATACTTCTTGGTAGTACAAGAATATTTACAATGGTCTATCAATAATGGCTATCCAATCGGCCCAGGGCGTGGAAGTGTTGGGGGGAGTGAAATTGCCTACCTATTGAACATTTCAAACACTGACCCTATTCGATTTAATTTGCTTTTTGAACGTTTCATCTCTGATGGTCGTGGAGCCATCTTTGAAATTGAGTACGAAGATGGTGAGAAAGAGCAAATCATTGTATCTGAAAAGAAAAAAGTAAATGGCCAAGAAAAATATATTTATCAATTAGAAGTTGGAGATGTAATAGAAGATGAGTAGAAAGATTAAATCTATTAAAATCATTGACCCTGGCACAAACCCAGACGTAGATAGTGACTTTCATACAGTTGGTCGTGGAAAAACTATCGAACACGTTATGGATTTGTATGGAGCAGATAACGTTGCTGGAATTATTACACCGGGACCATTCAAAGCAAAAAATGCTTTCAAATCTATGGCTACTATTTATGGTTTAAATTTTGCACAAGCTCAAGCAATTAGCAATACATTACCAGATGCTATTGAAAAGAAAATGACTATTAAAAGCATGCTTGACCCAAATTCTGAATATTACGAAGCTGGTGCTGACTTGCGTATTCAATTAAATACACCACAATTAGAAGAAATTGCTCATTCTGCAGCTGTTCTTGATGGCAGAATGAGAGAGACTGGAGTTCACCCTTGTGGTATGCTTATTTCTTCTAAACCAATCAAAGAAGTTGTGCCTGTTCAAATTAGACAAAGTGACGGGTTGTCAGTAACTCAATGGAATTACTACAACTGCGAAGCTTTAGGACTTATCAAAATGGACTTCCTTGGGTTAGTAACTGTTGATTTGATTGATGAAGCAATTAAAAATGTTCAAAAAACAAGGGGTATTACTATTGATGTCAATGAGTTAGTTCAAAGTGATTTAGATGATGAATTAACTTACAAATTATTTTCTAATGCAGAAACTTCTGCTATTTTCCAATTCTCAAGTTCTGGTGTAAAAGAAATGTTGAGAGAATTGCAACCTACAGAATTTATGGATTTAGCTGCCGTTACTGCTTTGTATCGTCCGGGGCCAATGGGTCTAAACAGTCACTTGCAATTTGCTCAAAGAAAAAATAACCCAGATGTTCGTGTTCCAGTTCATGAAGCTTTTTATGGAACAAAAGTTGAAGAATTATTAAAAGATACTTATGGATTAGTAGTTTATCAAGAGGACTGTATGAGAATTGCTAAAGAATGTGCTGGTTTTACTCCTAAAGAAGCCGATGATTTGCGTAAAGCGATTGGTAAAAAGAAAATGGCATTGATGAAATCTTTAGGTGGTAAATTCATTAAAGGTATGGTAGATAACGGATATGATGAAGAAGCAGTAAATCTTCTTTGGGAAGGTATTGTTGCTTTCGGGGAATATGCGTTTAATAAATCTCACTCTGTATCATATGCTTTAAATGCTTACATTGCTGGAT